ATTCATAATGTTTTTGTATAATATGAGAAGGAGTGCTTGTGAAAGTACTCCTTTTGTATATCATATGTATACCTACCTGCTTGGTTATCAACATCTTATTTATACGGAAAAATAATTATCCGTATAATACCTGACAGGTAGGTATACAATAGATATGTTGTAGTTTTGTTACTATTTTGTTACCGGAAATTTGCTAGTAACAAAAAAAATGCTTATCTTTGCAGCAGATTAATAAATGTAGGCTTATGGGAAGGAAGAAAACAATCGAAAAGGAGCCAGTCACTATCAGATTCAAGGAACTTGCCAACGGAAACAAGAGTATCTATTTGGACATCTATATGGACGGAAAGAGGAGTTATGAATTTCTCAAACTATACCTCATCCCAGAGGTTGGCAGAGAAAGAGCAAAGGCGAGGGCGAAGAATGCTGAGACGATGGCTAGTGCGAATATCATCAAGGCTCAGAGGGTTCTCGACTTGAAGAACCGAAAGGCAGGAGTATTCAGCAGTAACAAGAACATGCGCTTGGTAGAATGGCTAGACATCGTGAAGGTTGCCAAGCAGAAGGCAAGTAGGTCGGATGAATCCAGCAAGACCATTGAGAATGTGAAGAAGCATATCATCAAGTTCTGTGGCGAGTCTACCAAGATGGTTGACATAGACAAGAAGTTTTGCATGAAGTGGATAGAATATCTGAGAACTGCCACCAAGAGAGGTGGGCAGCCGTTCAGCGAAGTAACCAAGAAGGTGTACCTTACTTGCTTTGGTACGGTTCTGAATCAGGCTGTCCGTGATGGTATCATACAGATGAATCCCCTATCGCTCATAGACCCAAGTTATAAGTTCGGGTCTCCTGAGAGCGAGCGAGTATACCTAGACATTGAGGAGGTGAAGAAACTGGCTTCAACGGAATGCTACAGCCAGCACACCAAGCAAGCATTTATGTTCTCATGCTTTTCAGGTCTTCGTATCTCGGACATCAGGAAGCTGAAATGGAGCGATATTGAAGAGGTGAAGAATCCTGACGGAACATCATCCTACCGCCTGACCAAGACGATGGAGAAGACTCAGCGAGTAGTAAGCTATCAGCTATCCAACGAGGCGATGAAATGGTTGCCTGAAAAGACGGAAGACGAACTGGTATTCTATGAACTATGCCAGCAGCCGAACATCAACTATCATATTAAGGTATGGGCAAAGGCAGCAGGAATCAAGAAGAACATATCCTTCCATACTGCTAGGCACACCTTCGCCACCATGATGCTCACGCTGGGAGCCGACATCTACACCACCAGCAAGCTACTCGGTCACTCCCGAATATCCACTACTGAGATATATGCTAAGATTGTGGACAAGAAGAAGGATGAAGCGATGGGACTGATTGATAAGTTTTTCGATAAGGAATAAAAAAATCTCTGTAAGGTAGCCAGCCTTGCAGAGATTAAAAGTTAAACTATGTAATTTGCTTCTGATTTTCAGGAGAAAAGCGTAATTTTGCCTCATAAACTTTTAAATGATTGGTTTATGAAAGAAGACATAAGATATATAAAGATATTATTGAACATCATCATTTTTTTACTGAGTTTTGTATTAATTGGCATAACCACGCTAGGAAATATACTAACGAGATTATTGCCGTAATTACAGAAGACAATTTTACAACTCTAGATTTCCAAACATTATCAGGGTTATACTTAGATTCTCTCCAGAACTTTTCTATCTGAGATTCACCAGACTCAGATAGTTCTATTCTATGGGAGTACTTTGTTGTATAACCCAATTCTTCTACTACGTGAATTGGACTCAGCCATTTTTGATTGCAGCATTCTTTGTCCGCTTCCTCTAAATCAGCAGAGCCTAGATTTGCTTTCTCATTTAATATAGAAAGAATCTTCTCTTCCTTCTTTGTCCGCTCTTTCTTATATTTCAGCAGCACATACAGTTTCTGTTCGTTAGTTATCTTTGCCATTATAAACCGAGTTTCTTTTTCAGAAAGCTACCAACAAAGGCAGCAGCCATAGCAGACACAGCAAAGTCACCAAATATAAATCCTTTGTTAGGTTCTACGAACTGGGATTCAACAGCAACCAACACAACCATACAGACAACAAAGGTAATCGCAATGGCAATATACCTAAACACCATCTTAGCCACCTTCTTGCTATCATCCTTAACACTTGAAGTTTCACCTTCTTTTCTGTTAACTCTCAATGAGGAATACATAAAATAAATTGCAGCTATCACTATGAATGCCACAAACACGTAAATAATTTCTTTTGGCATAATTTTATTTTTATAGTTGGGAAAATATTTTTTCCTAGTTGGGAAAATTATTTTTCTCCATTATAGTTCTTCTTTATTTCATCAGCTTCATACTCAGACTTCGGTAATGGAGTTCGCTTGTATTCATCCAGTATTGACTGCTGCTTACGATTTAACTCATCATAACGCCTTTTCTGCTCAGCCTTCATTTTGCGATATTCGTCAACACGTTTCAGGAAATGCGCTGCTGGTTCATATTGACCTCGGATAGGTATACCACCTTCTTTGGTTTTGTTCCACTCTCGCTTTATGAAATCCTCTTTAAGCATTATCTTACACCCATCAACTTCAATACAGATAGAAGGTTTGCGTTCTAGAGCACTCTTTCTTATTCTATCAACAAAATCCTTGTCACGCTTTGCGTTTTCCTCCTTAGAACTATGAAGGATAGACCATATTATAATAGCCGACAAAGACAGAAACACAATGATACCTAATATATATTCCATTATCCAAAGTTCTTTAAATCTATAGGGCTGCAACCGCATAGCCCAAAGATGTAGTTAACCATATCTTGAATATCGAATAAAACGACATACCAAACTCTAGCGATGAAAATCAGCAACAACACCCCAATAGGAGCAATCATCCACTTCTTTTCACATAGCCAGTTAAAGAGCCTCCCCTTAAAGAGAGCATCACAAACACCTATCATCCATCCAGTAACCAATAAGACGGATGCAAACATAACTATTACATGAAGAAACTCCATACCTACCACATTTTAATTATCCAACAATTTACCTAAAATTTCAATTAACTTACCATTCTCTTCACATTTTGTAACAACTATACCGAATGGAAAACCACAAAATAACCCATATTGAATTATTTTCATTCTCTCCGTATGTTTTTTTACGTATCTATCTATTGTTTTAAAATACGACAAAATTTCTACCAATAAGCCAAAAGCGAAACTTCCTGCAACAATAAATCCCATAAAACACATAGGGTAAAACAAAACATACCAAACCAGTAACAATAACAAATCTCCTATCATACCTACCACATTTTAATTATCCTACATTTGCTTTTCTCATGCCACCGCCCAAAATAGATAGTAGCTGGTCGTAGCGTTTCTCTAGTTCCTCATACTTAGCCTTCCAGACAGAATCATCAGAATCTGATTCTTTAGGATGAATAGCATCAGCAGCATAATCTACACTAGTCTTTTCTGCAACATATTCGGCAGTTTCGCCTACTTCTATTGGCTCAACACCACGCATCAACCATTCAGCAGACACATCTGGGTAGGCTTTTAGGAAGTTCTCTACCAACGTGGAAGACAACGTCTGCTCACCTTTAACTTGTCTAAGAACCGTAGATTGATTCATATTAAGCGTTTTTGCCAAAGCATTCAATGATATACGATTATCATCAATATACGCTTTAATTCTTTGATACACAGTTATTTCCATACATTTTACATTTTTATACTATACTTAAACTATGCAAATCGGGATAACTTTTTCCCAAAAATATTTGGTTAGTTAGGCGGATTTGCTTATCTTTGCACTCGTAAACAACAAGTTGCTTAATTATTAGAAGCAAAAGTACAATAAAAAATTAAGATATGCAAGCAAAAAAGATAAAAATTATCAAAGTTTCGCCCGAAGGACGTAAAAAACTTGCTGAGCGATATGGATGCCGAAGGGAAACCATCTACAACGCTCTAGGTTTTAGAAGTCAGAGCAAGCAAGCCGAAGACATCAGGAATGATGCCCTGAATGAGTTCGGAGGTGTTAAGGCAGACAAGGTAGTGTTCTATTAGGAAGGAGGTGAATATGATTAAGAGATTATTCAGAAAGCACCTGAGAAGAGACTTGGTGACATATTATGGAGCCTCACATCCACAATTTGAAGAGATATTCAACTGGGTATATGAAGCTCCAATCTTAGAGTGGAGAATCAGAATGGACTGCATTCACAAAACAATAAAGTGGCTTGATGTAAAAGATGGCTATAAGCAAAGAGGCGAAATAGACCATATAATACAACTTGACAAAGCAAAAGAACTACTCTTGTTTCTCAGCAAGTAAGAACACATGAACAAATGTCGTTGTTCCACGAATATCAACGATATTACTTGAAGAGGATGAAGCTATTTGCTTAACAACATAATTGTCTCTTTTCAACTTCTTGATTTCCTCATCAAGGTCAAGTTCTACGAGAACACCTTTCTCGTTTACTTTAGAATGTAGATGTACGATTTTCTGTTTCATACGAAATTGAATTAAGTTAAAATAAAAATTTGTCACCTGCAAAGGTATAAAATAAAAACTACAATCGGGCAACGGTAGATATAATAATGTATAAAATAAAAATTTGTCACTTTCTGTTTCATACACTACCGCCCGATTTTAAAAATGGAGGAATCCTATGAATGAAATCGTTTACAGAGGTGAAAGCAACCAACCTCTAACAAATAGCAAACTGGTTGCTGAGGTCTTCGGTAAAGAGCACCGCAATGTTGTAAGAGACATTAAAAACCTCATCGAAGGGGGTGTGCTCAAAAATGAGCAGACCCCGATGTTTGAGGAAACGACCTACATCAACGAGCAGAACAAACAGAGTTATCCTATGTTCATTATGAACCAAGATGGTTTCACTCTGCTGGCGATGGGATTTAATGGCAAGAAGGCGATGGAGTTCAAACTAAAATACATCGAAGCCTTCAATGCTATGAAGAGACAGATTGAGCAATCCAATCCATCAGTCCCTCAGAACTATCTCGAAGCTCTCAAATCTCTGGTCAAGGCTGAGGAGGAGAAACAGCAGCTAGCTTTGGAAAATAAGAAGCAGCAGGAACAAATACTCACTATCAGCAAGACGAACATGGAACTCGGCAACAAGATTACCGAAATGCTGCCTAAGGTTAGCTACTACGACAAAATCTTGCAGAGTAATGCCACCATGACTGTTACTCAGATTGCTCAGGACTACGGAATGAGTGCCATGAGGTTAAACAAGGAGTTGGAGTCTATGAGAATCCAACACAAGGTTAGAGGTCAATGGATATTGTTTGCCCAATTCCTCGAAGGTGGATATGTTCACAGCAGAGCAGTAGACATCATCCGCAAGGATGGTCAGCACGATGTGAAGTACAACACCGAGTGGACAACGAAAGGAAGAATCTTTCTATATGAATCACTCAAAGCGAAGGGCATTCTCCCCTTGATAGAGCAGGAGAACACTCCCAGCGATAAGAGAACTAGTAGAACAGAGCCAGCCAAGGCAGCTAGTGCCAGTCAACAAACCATCAAATTCAACTGATATGATAGACAAAGAAATTAAGGAGCAGCTAGACCGCATAGAGCAGTATTCGCTCATAGCTGCAAAGAATGTGCTCAACATTAATGAAGCTGCAATCATTCTTGGCATGACGGTTAGAGGAGTGAGAGAGAACGTCAGGAACCGCATCATTCCTTGCTATAAACCAAACGTCAACCGACTCTACTTCAAGAAGAGCGAGTTGGAAGAGTGGATGACTCAGAATCGCAGGAAGAGCATGGCAGAGTTGAAATCAGAGGCAGCAGCCTATTGTTTTACCCATTAAACAGATAAACTTATGATAGCAGATGTAATGTTGGTAGCTAGCGTAATCGCTTTCGCTGTTGCCGTTAAGGAAATCCACTCCTACTTCAAGGAGGTAGGCAAGTAAGATATATGGAGATTGAACCTCACAAGAATAGTTAAGTATTAAGTTATTAGTGTGTTAAGTCTTATAATATTTCAGTCATTGAAAACAGCAGAGGTTTTTTGGAGTTTGCTACTCCCAGTCTCCACAATAACTTTGTCGTTATAATTTTACATGTTTTAAGTTTTTACCCAGCGCAAGTAACTCAGTTGGTAGAGTGCGAAGGTTTATGAGCCTTCGATGTCGTGGGTTCGAGTCCCACCTTGCGCCCCATATAGCCCGATTCCAAGGCTTTATATCGGATAGGATAAACCTTCCTAGAGAGGTACACGTACCCAAAAGGAGCATCATTAACCACAGATGATGCTTAGACGTGGAAGTGGCAAGCGAGTACATACACCTGATAGGTGGAATTTGGAAAAACTTGGAGTTCACTTGTGAAGAAGCAGACCTGATGCCGTGACCCTTATATAAAAGGTAGCATCTAAAGGTAGGAGCGCACAACTACAAATCGGTTCTAATGCAGCCAGCACGCTTTCTTTTTTCTATTCGGTTCAATAGTTATAATTGGTTATTTTATAGAAATCAGATATATCACAATATGTGCGATTACCAGTGCTGGGAGTCCTAAGCCTCCATAAATGCAGAAGGGAACTAAGGAGCGATTCACCATACGCCAAGATTGTATAGATGTCGCTCCACGGAGGTAGCTGTTTTATCATTACATTTAGCAGCCCCTCCTTTTCTAAAGGAAATTGCAAATATTGACATATTAGTGTGTTTCATACAGATTACATTTGCGATGCGGTAGCGACCGCTCAGGTTAAACTAAAATAAAATAACTCGCCCCACCATTCGTGAGAACCGTGGGGATTTTTAATTTGAACATTTAAACCATACAATATGAGATATAAAGCAAATAGTTGTCACGATTGTCTCTTATCGACCATGTGTGACAACCCGAATAAGAACCCAGATGGTGGCTACAAATGCAGCCGATATGAATGGAAATATCAATAACAACTTAATACATATAAGATATGAAAGAACTTATCGCAATTCAGTCAGAACTGAAAGCCCCGAAGAGTCAGTTCAACAAATTCGGTGGCTACAAGTATCGCAAGGCTGAGGACATCTTAGAAGCTGTCAAGCCTTTGCTAAACAAGCAGAAATGCACGCTAACCATTACAGATGATATTGTGATGGTAGGCAACCGCATTTATGTTAAGGCTACCGCCACTATCAAGAACGAGAAGGGCGAGTGCGAAACAACAACTGGTTGGGCTAGAGAAGAGGAAACCAAAAAGGGTATGGATGGCAGTCAGATTACTGGAGCATCATCCTCTTACGCTCGAAAGTATGCTCTCAACGGTCTCTTTGCCATTGATGATAATGCTGATTCTGATACCACCAACGATGGGCAGCATCAGGAAGCGCAGCAGCAAACACAGGCTCAGCATCCAACCGCTCAGGCAGCACAAGCCGTACAGCAGCCAGCAACACCCCAGTATCACACAAATGACTTGAACGAAGGATTGGCATACCTTAGCAGATGTGTCACGAAAGACAATCTGATATGGGTAGTTCAAACATACAAGCCGCTCACCGTCAACCCTCAGTTCATGCAAGCAGTATCAGCTAAGAAGAAAGAATTAGGATTACAATAATATGACAGCAGAAACAAAGAAAATAACCCTGAATGTGCCAAGAGTCACATTCATTGAGGAGTCTCATCAGTACTTCATCGGCAAGAAAGAACTGAAAGGTGTGACGGGAACGCTCATTAAGAAAGCCTTCCCCGATACCTATAAGAATATTCCTGAATCGGTATTGAAGAAGGCAGCAGAGCGAGGTGGACTTGTACACAACACGTTTGAAACCTTCTGCTCCATCTTCGATGCCGACATCAAGCAGTACCCGAACCCTACGGAAGAGCTTCAAGCCTTCCATAGTATGTTAGTCGCATACGATTTGCACTATGTAGCATCCGAGTATCTTGTTACAGATGGTGAAAACTTTGCATCTGCCATTGATGGAATCTTTGCCGACAGCGAAGGCAACATCTATCTGGTAGATTACAAGACCACCGCCACCCTCCACTACGACAACGTTTCGCTCCAGTTATCCATCTACGCAAAATGGTTCGAGGAGCAGAATCCTGACTTGAAGGTGAAGGAGATTGTCTGTATGTGGTTCAAGAACGGACAGAGCAAGTTCCAGCCACTCCCAAGGGTAGCTGATTATCAGATTGACGATTTAATCGCTGCTTATCTTGCAGATGATGCAGAGTATCAGTATAAGGTGGAAGTTCCTGAGCAGTTTTCAGCACTAGAGCAGGAGTACAGATTGATAACCGCTCGTATGGATGCCCTGAAGATTAAGCAGGATGATGTGAAGGAGCAGATAATGAAGATGATGGAAGCCAACAAGCAGAAATCCATCAAGACCAACATCGGTTCTTACTCTTATGTGGCAGCTACCACCAAGAAAACCTTCGACACGAAGCTGTTCAAAGACACGGAGCCAGAACACTACGAGTACTATCTGAAAGAAACGACCACCAAGCCGTCAATAAGAATCAAACTTAATTAAGTATAGATATGAACGTAAAGTTTACAGGCAAGATTATTGCAGCAGGGCAAGTTCAAATGGGAACTTCCCAAAACGGAACCCAATGGAGTTCTTGTGAATACACTATCGAAGAGTTGAACGAGCAGTACCCTTCAAGAGCCGTTATCTCGGTATATGGCTCAGACAAGTTGCAGCAGTTCAACATTCAGTTAGGAGAAATCATCACCGCCCACATCGGATTGAAGGCACGCCAGTCTAAGGAAGGACGTTGGTTCAATCAGTTGGACTGCTGGAAGGTGGAGCGACCAAATGGTCAGCAGCAAGGTCAGGTTGTCCAGAGTCAGGTTGGTGCAGCACCTCAGCCAGTTGGTGGGTATTACCAACCACAGCAACAGCCAATACCTCTGAGCCAGCCACAGCAGTTTCCCCCTCAGGTTAATGCAAGCGGTCAACCTATTCAGCAGAACGCTCAATATGCAGGTGGTCAGCAGAAAAGTGGTCTCCCATTCTAACCAATAATAAATAAGGTATGGAAATTCATCTAGTAAGAACCTCCACTGGTCTTCGCCCCTACACGGATGATGATTACGAGGAAATGAAAAAGGTAAAGGTTGGTTCCATCGTCAAGGCGAATATAGTTCGACCAAGGAACATTAAGTTTCACCGCAAGTTCTTCTCCCTTATCAGAGCAGCATGGGATTGTCTCACAGAGCAGCAGCGCACAAACCTACGTTCTATAGACACATTCCGTGAGCAACTGCTGATAACATCAGGATTCAGCGAACCGCTTTACGACCTCAACGGACAGAAGTTCTTGGAGCGAGCCAAGTCTATCTCCTTCGCCAAGATGGATGAGCCAGCCTTCAATGAAGTATATAGTAGAGTCTTAGACACCATCCTCACGATACTCTATGCAGATGGTGTTACAGAAGACGATTTTAATAACATTTTACAAAATTATAGTTGATATGACACGTAGAAACGACAAGCACAACAACAGACGTAATCGTCAGCGCAACAACACCCCAGAGTTACCACCATTTGCACAGATGCTTTTCGGAGCAATCGTTGGCAAAGGTGTAGACATGATTGCCAAGAAGATGGCAGAGATTGCCGAGGAAGAGACTCCTGATATTCATGCAGAAGGCATCAGTAATCAGGACGTTACCAACATCAATAACGGAAAGGCAACCTTATCTAAGTTGCGCATTCCTGCTGATGGTTCGGCAGTAGAGTACCCTATCCCTGATAACCTCCAGTTCTTCTTCGATGAGGAAGGTAAGTTGATGGTTCGTCAGAAGATTGAAGGAGACGAGAAGAAGAAGAATCCTAATGCAGTGGAAGAGAATCCTATCACATACGAAGATGTTCTCAAAGAACTCTTCTTAGATAAGAATGCATACTGGATTGGTAATGTTAATGTCAACACAACACGACCACAACACAACAACTACAGCGACATTAACAACTGCACCAGCATGGGTCAGGCAAGACGTTTGATTGCCTTCAATAAGTTGCAGAACATCGCCAAGTATCTTAATGGTGACTGGAAACCAGATTTTAGTATCCCTGCAAAAAAATGGTCTATCCATGAAGAATTTGGTGATTTCGAGTCAGTATTTAGTGTAACAGAGAACGATGCAAGCGTTTACTTCAAAAACGAAGACCTTACAAATGAAGCCATCCGCTTGATGGGCAAAGATTCTCTCAACGACCTTTTCTCAACCGACTGGTAATGGCAAGCTACGCTGAAATCAAAGCTAAGCTACAGCAGGAAGGCAAGAAGATACGCAAGCGTTCATCCTACGATGAGCACAACTTGCAAGCCGCAGAGGTCAGGTATATCCGTGGGGTATATCCTGACCTTGAAGGTGTCTTCTTTGCCGTTCCTAATGGTGGCAAGCGAACTTCCCGACAAGCCGCATGGCTCAAAGAAGAAGGTATGAAGGCAGGAGTTTCAGATATGCTCCTTCTAAAGCGCACCTCCCAGTACGGTTTCCTCTGCATAGAAAACAAAACACCGAAAGGTAGGCAGGAACCAGAACAGAAGGTATTCCAGCATGAAGTAGAACGACATGGTGGCAAGTACATCATCGTCCGCTCTATAGATGAATTTATCCAAGCAATCGATAATTATTTAAATGGTGAATTATGAGTGATGTAATTATAATGAACGGAAAGGATTTTGTAGCCAAACTAAAAGAAGCAATAAAGTTACTAGAAGAGAATGGCTACAAGATTACTGCTCCTATAAAGGAAGTCAAAGACGAATATACCTTTGAGCGAGCATGGAACTTGTACGACAAGAAGGTAGGCTGCAAAGCCAAACTCGAAAAGAAGTGGAACTCCATGAGCAAGAAAGACCGCAAGGCAGCTATAGAGTATATTCCATTATATGTGATTGCAACCGAGGATAAAAAATATCGCAAGAACTTCCAAACCTTCCTTAACCAGCGAGGATGGGAAGATGAAATCATCGGAACAACACCACCGCCAGCAGCCGTTAACGAGAACCCTTCCGAAATCAGCCAACTTATCGCAAAGACGAAGGCTGAACAGAACGTAACAAATGCGGATAAGGACAACGTTTTCAAAACACGCATCATAGGAATGATAGAGCTTCTGCAAAAGAATCCTCATAGCCTATGCCGAAAGCAGTTGGAGATATATCGTGATAACGGAACCTTGGAACGCTTGGGCATCCAATGGAATCCATAAACCACAAATCTGTTTACCAAAATGATAGCAATCAGTAAGTACAACAAGCAGCATCCTCTCAGAGTCTTTGAGGCATTCGCTGGCTATGGCAGTCAGAGCCTAGCCTTTAAGTACCTCAAAGATAAGCATCCTGAGTTCGACTTCAAGGTAGTGGGCTACTCAGAGATAGAGCCATCAGCCATCCAAGCCTACGGACTCCTGCACGGAAGAGACATACCTAACTTCGGAGACGTGACAAGGATAGACTGGTATCAGGTTCCCGACTTCGACTTCATCAGTTGGTCTTCACCATGCCAAGACTTCTCCAATGCAGGACTTCGCCAAGGAGCAGAGGAAGGCAGCGGCACACGCTCATCCCTTATCTTTCAGGAGAAAAGAATGCTGGCAGTCAAGAAACCAAAGTACGTGATGCTAGAGAATGTGAAAGGTCTTCTCTCAAAGTCAATGAGGAAGTACTTCTTCCAGTACCTCAAAGACCTCGACTCCTTTGGTTACACCTCCTTCTACAAGGTGCTCAATGCCAAAGATTATGGAATCCCACAGAATCGTGAACGTATCTTCGTTATCTCCATCCTACGTACAGAAGACGAGCCGAACCCAGAGTATCACTTCCCTTCTCCCATTAAGCTAGAGTCAACGGTTGAGGACATCTTGGAAGATGGTGTATCTCCCGAATATTTCCTATCCCAGCCCCTTCTCGAAAAGTATCTCACAAAAGCAGACATCAATGAATCAATCGAAAAACTCTACCCCGAAGATAGCAATACCGAAAACTGCTGATGGATGCTCTGTAGCAGTCACAGCCAGTTTCTCTATGATAAGTATCATGAACCTCATAGACACCGCTCATTATCCGAAAGGTGGAGTTTTAATCATCAGAAGAATCAAATAGTATGCGAGAAACGTGGAAAGAATGTGTCGGCTTCCCCAACTACCAAATTAGCAATCTAGGTAGAATCAGGAATAAAGACAAGATAATGAAACCGCACAACAGATGGGATGGATATTATCATATAGGTTTATGGGGAGAAGATGGCAAAAGGCACTACCCAGTAATACATAGACTTGTAGCCTTAGCATTCTTACCCAATCCTCAAAACCTTCCGCTTATCAACCATAAAGACGAAAATCGGCACAATAATAGGTTGGAGAATCTTGAATGGTGTGACTCCTCTTATAATATAAGATATTCGTTGAGACGAAGAAAGTATGGAAGGAAAAAGATAATAAAACCCAATGAAGTCTTAATCATCAAGAGATTATAATGTGCGACAAAATTATAAAGCTAGCAAACCTCCAAATCAAAGGCAGGATAGAGCAGCAGACCAGAGTCTATTCCACCAAGGGAATCTCTCCTACTCTCAATTCTGCTATGGGTCACGGAGGTAACTGCATTCCACTATTCTTAATCGTCAAAGAGATATGATAACTGGAGGAAAGAGAATGGAATCCCTGCTCCTATCAGGGAAGGTGAAACCTGATGTAGGTGGTCAAGTTCTCGACATCTACAACCAATCTGTAACGCAAGGAATCTCCCCTACCATCAAGACAACCATTGATACAGCAAACATGACATTCGTAACCATCATGAACAAAGAAATTATTCACACCGCACCCAACGGAAAGCGATACTCCATCCAAATCAGGAAGTACACTCCAAGAGATTGTTTCCGACTGATGGGAGTACACGAAGCTGACATAGACAAACTCCTGAGCAAGGAGAAGACTGGCCAACTCATTATCAGCAAGAGCAAACTATATGCCCTTGCAGGAAACTCAATAGTAACCAACTGCCTGACCGCCATGTTCGAGGAACTAATATTCCCTTCAGGGAATCACTACCATGACAAGACTGGTCAGCTATCACTCTTCTAGCTTATGGATATTTTTGGATATATCAAGATAGGCAAGCGTATCAGCAAAGCGCACAAAGCCATGTTCACCCACAAGACCATGGTAATATGGTACAAAGGCAACCCAATCATCGGAACAATGCACGATGGCTTGTGGTACCAACAAGACTTAAACGGAATGTTGGAACTATTAATGTTCCAGTCCGAAGTCACACACGTCTCATTTTTACCTTCGCCAAATGAAGACAGAGAAAGAAAAAATCCTAGCCATCATCGCAGAGATTCAGGCAGAGCGTGAAGCTGCTAACATCGTGCCGCCCCACGTCCTCACAGCCGAAATCATCAACAGAGGATTCCAGCATCCTTATCAAACCCTCAACGAGTTATGCGCAGAAGGCAAGATAAACTGGTGCCGCACCCTCAACGATATGGCATTCACTATCAGAAAATAATAAATCAAGAACAATATGAAAATTATAACGCAGAAAGAACTGGCATCCTTAGCAGAAAATGCTTTTAAGAATGCCGAAAAGCATGGTTTCTATACTGAGAGCACAGAAATAGAAACCGAATTGATGCTCATCATCACAGAAATGGCAGAAGCTGTTCAGGCAGACCGACACAATCGCCACGGAAGTATCGAAGACTATGAGAGCGAGATTCAGATGGGCAGAGATATTCCTACCGCCTACAAGAACTCTATTGAAGGAACGGTAGAATCCGAGTTCGCTGATATTGCCATCCGTATCTTATCACTCTTAGGATGGATGAACAGCAAAAACCCTATTAAAATAAATAGCAATTCTGTTCTTGCTGATGAATATGAAATTGGCAGGATTCAATACACGATTCAAAACAAGATTCATAGGAGCAATATCGCAGCCGACCTATATCGGTTAAATGGAAAGTTTAGTTCGTTTGTTGATAATGAATCATCCTATTGGTTCGTATCAAAAAATCTACAGAACATTCTTATGCGGACTTTCGCAATCGCCCACAATCACAATATCGACCTGATGGAGTACATCAAGTTGAAAATGCAGTATAACGAATCCCGTCCGTACCTTCACGGATGCTTATATTAGGAGGACAGCAATATGTTTGGAATAGAAGAAATTTCAAGAAGATGCTTAATGACGTTGAGTGATGGTAGCAAAATCCAAGCTACCATCACCATCCCAAAGCCCACCAAGCCCATCTTCCCTGAACAGATGGAGCGTCAGTTCATAGAGAATTTCAATAATTCGCAACCTCTTGCAGTAAACAAGGTTGTCAAGTGTCACATAATGAGAAATTAGTTATGGAAGATTTACCTATAGGCTCAGAAATCGTCTTGAAGGTGGTTGAAAGCGAGACAGAAGAATGTAATGGTTGCTTCTTTGACGAGATAAGCAGCAATATTTATGAAAATATCTGCAAAGATATTTGTTGTGCCGCAATCGACAGAAAAGACGGAAAGAATGTTCAATTTAAAAGAGTGAAGTAATCATGATAGACGATAAGGAAATAGAAGCTGCTTTCAAAAAGTACAACGAGAAAGTTGAAAAAGAATTGGAGAAGAAACACATTCCAAAGCGGACATTTGCAGAACGCTATGCAGAATCAGCAATAAGTGAATGTGCTTTTAAAACTGGTGCCAAGTGGGCAATCTGTGAATTCCTTAATGACTTGTGGCATCCTGCTAGTGAAAAACCTCTACTACGAAATGGAAAATGCTTAGTAGTATACAATAGTGGCAAAATTGATATATTTAAAATCTCTTTTGTTTATGAAATGCTTTCCAATTATGGTAAAGATGGTATGGGCTGGAAATGCTGGTGTTATATATCCGATTTATTCCCAAAGGAAGGAGGCAATCATGATTAAGCCAGTTACTATGTACTCTGTCATTTGTGACAGATGTGGAAAGACCTTCATTGATGAGTTTAATGGCATTGTGGCTTGGTTTGAAGAAGGAACTGCAAAAGAGCAAGCAATGGAAAGCGAATGGGCAGAGATAGGCGATAAGCACTACTGCCCAGACTGCTATGAGTTTAACGAAAAGTTGGATGAGTATGTTCCTAAAAAGAAAGGAGTAAGAAAATGAAACAGAAATTATTAAGTATCAAATATAGGTTAGTTGCTTTGTGGTGGTTCCTCACAAGAAGGAACTACTACCTTCTGTCATACAATGGCAGAGTAGGTAAGACATTGGAAAGCGCTAATATTGTAATTCCCGAGTTCATTGAATGGGTAAGAAAGAAGCATGGTGTGCCTACTAATCATGAGATAATCATGGAACTGAAGAATATTGGCAACCTCTGTAGAAGCACAGATATTCTTGCTTATAATGAGATTAAGGCATTGATTGAGAAACTTGAAAAGTAAAGCGTATGAATACAAACAGCTATTTACGAATAGAAAATGGATTTGATATATCTAAGATAACTGGGGTTATTCCTCAGAATATTGGAGAAGGATTTCAGTTTGATCTTTCTGATAAAACATATACAACTATGGGTAGCTATACTAAAGACAAAAAAAGACTCATGAATATCGAAATTAGTTCTTTTTGTGGTCTTTGTGGTGACGCAATACATTATTACGCAAAATTGTATATTAAAGTAAGCAATGTGTGTGGTAACAGCTCGGTAAGTGGATATTTGGGTGGAATTGAAATTCCAAATGAATATCAAACCATCAAAGGGGAGTTTGTTAGACCACTCACTCAAAAGGAGATAGATAAGCAACCAGACAGATGGGGATATTGGTATCAAGCAGGGGATTTAGTTAATGCCTTTGAATCTCTTGAAGATATAGAGAGTTTAATTAAAAACCTCAAAAAGAAGTTCTCTTCTAAGGAGTGGAAAGTTGAGATAAGACGCAATTATTAATTGCCTTTTAGGCATAAATTTAAAGATATGACAAAAGAAGAATTAAAAGCAAAGGTTGCCAAGCAACAAAGTATTATCAATGATGCTAACAATCAGATTTGTTCTGATGTGAAGGAGTACATCGAAAGTCTACCATACAAGGTTGGTGACAAAGTGAGCTGCTCCAGATGTGATGTTTGTTGGATTGCAAGCATTATTCCAGAACGAAATTGCGCAAGATATTCTGGCATGATTGAGGTAAGAATCAACCCTGCTAAGAAAGATGGCACTCGCTCAAATATAGAGTTTGTACTACGGAGTACGGAAATTGATAGTATCAAGAAGATTGATTAACAGCCTTTGGGCATAAATAGTAATTATATGAAATTAACAAAAGAGCAGAAAGAAATATTTTCTAAAATTGCTGATATTAAACAGGTCATTCTGAGTAACCATTTTGATATAAGTGATTTGACAGAACAGTTGATTAGCACACTTCCTTTTAAGGAAGGCGATATTGTGTTATATTATAAAGATGAGCCTTATATGGTTAGCAAGATTGAGCCTTGGGACGAAGGCATGGACACTTCTCATACATATCGTTATTATGGCAATATACATCTGGTTCTTAACAAAATATGCAAGGATGGCCATCCATCTAGAAGAAACCAAGATAATTATCTATTATGTTCTACTGATATCGAGAAGTTTAAACTTGCAGAAGATGGCAAGACAATTCGTTTGTAACATAGTTTAGTAATCATCCTGCAAAGGATATAAATATAAGTAATATGGAAGATTTTCAGAAAAGAATGCTCGATGAGCATAGTGAGTTAAAAGACCGTTGGACAAAGCTGAATGCAGCTTTAGCTAAAGATGGTTTCCGTGAAAAAGTTGGAGACTATCAGTTTAAATTGATGAAAGAGCAGTCATTGGGTATGAAAAAGTACTATCTCGCTTTAACTGCTCGTTTGACAGATATGGGTTTATTGAATGGTGGCGCAATGCCCGAGAAGTAACTAACCACCCTCTCCTACAAAAGGGAGAGGGTAAAAAGAGAAGAGAATATAATTATGACTTTAATGAATTTACAGAAAGAAATTGTTTCTATGATTGCTAAGTGTGGTTCAGAAACTATTGTTGTTAGAACAGACAGCCAGAGTTGGATAAGAGATATAAAATGTCTAAAGCACGCTAATATTGATGGTAGAGAAATGGTAATCATTGATTGAGGAGGAATAGATATGGATTTAGCAATATGTTTTGTGGCATTTGTTCTTATTGGAATAATGGTAAGTATTGACAATATAGCCAAAGAGCTTTCGAAAATAAGAAAAATATTAGAAGAAAAGGAGGAATAGCTTATGGCTGAATTGTTATTTGACATTTTTCTTTTTTCTTGTACGACTGCTATAGGGTTTATAATAGGATATTATTCACGAAAGTAAAATAGATTATGAAAATAGAAATTAAAAGAGTTACGGACTGGCAGCGTGTAGTTGATGCTGCTCGGTTCACACAAGGCAAGGAACCGCTGGGACATGAGCCTAGCGATGAGTTCAAGAAACAGATGATTCTCAGCGAGCATTCACCGCTCAGAGAATTGGAGTTCGATATTAAGATGTATGGCATACCATACTGGGTGAGCAACCATTTTGTTCGCCACGTTCATGCACAGCCATTCGTTTCCACATCTAGACCAGATATTACTGACTCCAATGTATCTCGTCACGATATGCGTCAGGATGATTTGGTCAACTTGCAGTTATCCCTCAACGCTCAGGAAATTATCAATATCTCCAAGCTAAGACTCTGCAACAAAGCATCCTACGAGACAAGAAAGATATGGATACAAGTGATTGAAGAGTTGAGGAAAATCGAACCACGTCTTGCTGCTGCTTGTGTCCCACAATGTATCTATAGAGGATTCTGTCCTGAACCAAAATCATGTGGAAAGACACAAACAAATGTTTTTCCTATTTATAGAGAAAACTACGAACATTTATTTCTAATCGGTGAACGTATAAAATTAGACTATGAAATATCCAAAATTTAACGTCAATGAATTTGTCGGTTGGCACTTCGAGTACACCACTCCATGCCCATTCGGCATTCAAGGCAAGTACACCCATGAAATACTGATGGTAGGTAGCCTTGCTTGCCAGCGATGCGAGCACTTCCGAGGTATCAACAAAGAAGATGGTATCGTATCTTGTGGAATCGAATAGTTTTAAGAGTGCAGCCTATCTGCATTCTTCTTAATAATTAATCAAATTTTATATATGAATACAAAGAAAATCTCAATCATTCAGCGTATCAAGGAGAAGTTCCTTGGTAAGCAGTTCTTTATTGCAGTAATCGCTAACAAGGGAACCAGTTCCTACTTCGTCAACTCTACCATCTACCGCTCAGAGAAGGAGGTGAAGGCTTACAAGAAATACATCACCACAGACGAGCGTATGAAACAGAGCTTCGATTTCGTAGGCTATTACGGTTTCCGTTCAAAGTTCGACTTCCGCATTCCTCTTAGCGGAAAGCCAGTATCAGTAGAAGAGGCAAAGAAACTGGCAGAGAAGTAGTATGGGAAAATTGATAGACCTTACTGGACAGCGTTTCGGCAGATTACTCGTCTGCCGAAAATCTGACAAAGAGAACCACCAGCATGGTGCGTTCTGGATATGCAAATGTGATTGTGGCAGGGGTTGTACGGTTCTAGGTTCTGCTCTTCGTGACGGACGAACCAAATCATGTGGCTGTTATCGCTCAGAACGTGCATCTGCCATCATCACCAAGTATGGCAACCGCAATGGTAGACCAAAGCGGAAAGACAAAGTTAACGGATAATATCCATTTTATCACTTTTCATATTATATTTGCAACATGAAATTCAAGTATTTAATAGATAAAATCAATGGTTTCAGGCACCGCAACGATTTTGTGATACTGGACGGAAGAGCCAATTCGGTCACGCTCTCCAAGGGCATCTACGACCACATCATGCAGAAGGATAGAACAGACAATTCAATCTTCGTGTTCAGGTTATCTGACAGAGGTACATACGGATTCTGCATGCGTGAGGACTGGGAAGAACTTCGCAAAGCCAACACCGCCTTCGCTCAGCTTCAATTCAACCAGAAGTATAAGAAGGTAGGTTTCAGAAGTGACTACCCTTCCATCACCGCCATCCTTGATGAGTATAACCTTCCGCTCGACAGAATGGTTCGCCTTACTTGCATCCCACGCAAGTCAGCCAAAGGCGAACCTTATTACGAAATCATGCGACCAAACTTAAATTCGAGCACATGGCAACAAGACAAGAAGTAATACTCAAAGGGCTTACCCACTCTCCATCCGACTACGATTGTCAGGATGGGGAGTTGGCAACCTGCCTCAACCTCATCAACGAGGATGGGGCACTCCACCCTATTCAGCAGCCGATAATAGTAGAGAGTAGCAAGAATATCACCATACACCAATATAGTTCAATAGAACTGGTTCATAAGGTGACACACAATCAGGCTATTCACTCCCACTATATCATACGTACCTCGGACCCACAAGATAGGGAAAGATGGGGATGGATAGAGCAGGATTCTGTAGATGATACACCAACAGAGTTCCTGCTTGGCGATGATTTTCACGTCAATTCCGTTTGCGCCATCGGAAACGTCTTGTGCTTTGTTGGTATTAAAACTACCAAATATGCTATATGGAAGACTGGTTCTTATCTTATTTTCGGAAAAGATGATTTGCAGTTTGGTATTGAGATTGCCAACACTTATCATCAAGACCTTACCTTAAAGGTAGAAGCTGGAGATGATTTCTACAAATACTTTATTGTAGAGGATGGAAATCTCAATTTGTACTACAATACAAGTGCTATTGGTACGAGGAAGATGTTTACAGACCTTGATGCGATTGCCAACAAGAAACTTGCAGAACTCGGAACAGAGTATCTCAAAAGAAATGTTTTCGGTGTGGCTGCTCTTCGTCTTTACGATGGTACATACATCAATATATCAAACCCTTTCGTTCTTCCTAGTGCTGAGTCTAACGCTGTTTCTAGAAAGATAAACATATACAAAGACCCAGTAAAACCTGATGCTCCAAACGGAAAGACTATAACATCAGGTGTCGGCATCAACAAATACACCATAGAAATTAGAGAAGTGGGCAACTTGCAGCAATACGAGGATATTGTTCAGGGAGTTGATATATTCCTCACCAATGGCGAAAGTTTCTATCAGATAGATAAATCTTATAAAATAATCCGTACTGCTGATTATGGAGATATAGACTACGTGCTTTTGGATGATATGAACGCAAGAGACGTTCACGACACAATCGGCAATATGCCTTTCTATCATTCGATATTCATTCCTCTTAGTGAATTTGAACATCCGAAAGTTGTTAAGAGGCCAACGCAAGCAGAGGAAAACATTTCTCTTGCCGACCTCAACCGAATAGCATTTGGCGGCACTACTGCTATTACATACAATAACAGACTGCACATCGCTGGCATCAGAAAGAACATAGATTCCAGTTTGGTTCGCCAACCATACGGCTACAAGAATGAAGAATATCTTACTGCCATATACGAGATTCCGACAAACAACGGAACATACTATCTGAACGGATATATTGGTAACTATCAGGATATTATCGCTGTGCCAATTAGTGATGTGAAAGAGATTGTCGTTTACGAAAAACGCACATCTGGGTATCGTAAAAAACGTTTTAAATTATATAGCCCTTCTAATTTTGGCTTGTCATTTTTCGTGCAAACTCTAACTGGAGGTATTGATGATATTATGGGAGGCGATTGGTATGATATTACGGAATCAGACTGGAATGCAATCAAGCAGAAAGCAGATAGTTTTGCCGCATCAAACTCAGATGATTCTTACCAGCCTTCACTTATCAGAGTGAGCGAAGCTGAGAATCCTCTAGTCTTCCCTGCCAAGAATAGTGTTCAGGTTGGCTCATCCATCGTTAGTGCAATGGCAGCAAATACCCGACCAATCAGCGAAGGTCAGTTTGGCGACGCCCCACTCTACGCTTTTACCGATGAAGGTGTTTGGGTATTGATGCTTGGAGAAGAAGGAACCTATATTGCCCGACAGCCAGCCAACAGAGATATTTGCTCTAACCCTAAGGGTATATTGCAGATTGATGATGCAGTTCTGTTCCCTACCGAGCGAGGCATCATGATGCAGCGAGGACGAGAATCTGAGTGCATTACCGATGTATTGGATGGCTTTCCATTCGACTTCACTCTAATATACAGCTATTCCAAGAAAAATCAATACTACCCTATCTCTATTCTTGAACTACAAGATTTTGAAGATGGAGAAGTAGCCTATGTTAGATTCAGGAAGTATCTGAAAAATGCCGACATGATTTACGACTATTACGATAGCCGTATCATCGTCTTCAATCCTAGCTATGGCTATGCGTATGTGTATTCCCTGAAAAGCAATTTGTGGGGAACGATGGTGAATGTGTTCGCCAAGCGAGTTAATAGCTACCCTGAGTCATACGCTATCAACGGTGCAGGAAAGATTGTTAATGTTTACGTTGAAGAACCGAGTGACAACATTCCTTTCTTTTTCTGCACACGACCATTAACGCTTGGTCAGGGAGATAGCCATAAGACTATGTTTACTTGTCTTATCCGTGGTTATTGGACGTGCGACTCCAGCAAATCTAACGGACAGATTCTTTTTGGAAGCAACGATATGAAACATTGGTTCTATATCGGTTCTTCTATAGACAATAGTCTTAGAAACTTGGTTGGCTCTCCATACCGCTATTTCAGAGTTGCCGTCATTGGTAAGATGAACGCTGATGAAAGCATCAGCAGCATTTCTACTGCTTTCCAACCAAGATGGCAGAACAAACTTAGATAAATATTTTTTTTACTATTTTCTATAATTACAATAAAGGGTAGCAGTCCGTGATGGATAGCTACCATTGCTTTATCTTAGCCTTAAACGACTAACCTAAAATGGATGCAAAGCGATTCTTGCTCTACCAGCCGAGCGGTTGCTGGCATCCTTAATCTTCTTTTTCTTATCCTCAGCCAGTGCCCAGAATCTATCAGCACCATCAGGATAAACAATCATTAACCACTCATATAAAGACTGGTTCACAATATAATCGTGAATGTATACCGTCATGGTATGCACACTTGTCTTCGAGAATCCACTTGGCATTCTCATGGCTAGATAATAAGCATCCTCATCATTTGTCGGGGAACCTATACACTCTTCCCACTCATTGGAATCAAAGCCACCTCCAAGCATTTCCATCTTGGTATATCGGAAAAGCATTTCCTTGCAGTCTTCTACCGCTGAGTCAAGAATCCTTGCCAGTTTATCCCGATTGCCATCCTCGCCCACATCATAGATGTTATGAATCAGGTGTGAATCCTCTACAGAACTAGAGATTGAATCCGCATAGGCAGCAGCCGTATTTTTGATGTCAAACACCAGTTCCTTCTTCTGAAGCTCTATCATTACCTTATAACCAAGATTGCATGTTCTGCATTCTTTCATACTCACCTCCTTCCTTATTCGTTAGGAGCCGTTCTGCTTGGTCTCTCACGTCTGTTGAAGGTCTCATGCAGATTCTTGATAGCTGTTACAGACAATTCCGAATAAGTCTTCGCCTCGTTAGGATTGGTAATAACGAACCAGTCCATCAGAGCCTTGTTGATAATGTAGTCATGGATAGAACTTGTAAGTGCATCCTTCAAAGCAAGCGGATAATTGGATGGAAGGGATAGATTGATTGTAATATTTGTATCGCCATCAATTAACTCGTTAGATGCAGTTGTACCGCTACCGGTTCTTACCGATTCACTTAACTCCACAAGCAGTTGACTATACGCATTCTGAATGCTACGCAAAGCCTGATTCTTGTCTTCTTCATCATCACTTGCCTGAATATTGCTGGCAGCCTCAGCATCCATGTCAGCAGCTCTTCTGCTACGCCCAGTCAGGAATGCCTTGTTCTGAAAGTCATAAATGAGTTCACTCATATACAACGTTATCGTTAAATCTTTTCTTGCCATACTATGATATTTTTGTTCGTGTTGGTTTCTTTTTGAAAAACGCTTTATCCTTGATGTCGAGCAATAATGCAGCAGCGTTATCTGCATACTCCTTCACCTTGTCGTTGGCGGTAATCTCACACCACTTCCCGATGATGCTGTTCACCAAGAATGAGTTGGCAGAGGATTTGATTGATTCGAGTAGGTTATCATCAAATCTGCTAGGCATTTCGAGTTGCCAAGTGATAGTTACGTCTGCTACTGAGACTCCTGAGATAAACCGTTTCAGCACGTTTCTCAACGAATCGAGCGATTCATTGAAGAACCTATCAATCATCGTCAGGTCTGCATCCGTCACAAATACTTGGTCAAATGCCGACTTTCCATCCTCCAGTTTGTTCTTTGCGCCTATGTAGGCAGTAGTTTTTGCCACCTCCTCATAGATGTTACTTTTCGTGATTGTCAATGTGAAATTTGCCATTCTTTATCTTTTTATAGAGTTTATAGCCTAATACGATTAACAGCATGCAGAGTGCTCCAAAAGACCATACTGCATACTTCAACTGAAACTGCTCCCACTTGGAGAGTTGTTTTTCAACTGGGTAGGGAACTGGGATGGAGTCTCTTTTCAGGAAGGAATCCACTCTTACTTTGTACACATTCTTGAAGACGGTCTTCTCATGCCATCGGTCAAGAAAGCAAGTATCTCCCTTCTGTCTGAGAAAGATTGAATCACGCACAAAAACGCTGTCAGAAGTATGCAGCGTATCGTGTTTTACTACGTCCCGACATATAACTTTTTCCATCGGGACGTATTTTGTCTTGCATCCCGACAGAAGAAAAGCCACCAGCAAGATACCAATCACGTATAGTGCTACTTGCCAAAAATCAGTATCGTACCATTTTACTTTCATAGGCTAAACATTAAAGACCTTCTTTGCTCTTGTAAGAAACTTTCGTCTTGATTCCAAGCCGTTGGTTCCACCATTGATTGTTTTGGTAATAGCAACGAACCTATCACTATCAGCCAGTTTGTTCAGGTCATGTTTCCACCACCACCACATAGCACTCTTCGTTGCTCCTAGCGGAAGCTCCAGCAACTGAGGATTCTCCATGATGTCACCAGTGCAATACTTGCTGTTCTGATAAGCCTGATAGTTGGCTCTGCCAGTAATCTGAATCAATCCCCTACCCCGATACTTGTAGCCATCACCATCTTTAAGGTTGCCGAGCATGTTCTTCAACTTGCCCACATCATACCTATGGAAGTAGTCCTTGTTGCCGAGTTCCTTGGTGTATCTCAGTTCACCACTTTCATGTGCAATTTGAGCCAAGAAATGAGCCATTCGCTTAGGAGCATCAATATGGAACACCTCAGCATAGCCATTGATATAAGGAAGAAACGCATCCACCTTATCCTTGGCATTCGGCATAATAGCCAAAATCTGTTCTCTTGTTACCTTCATATTACTTGCCCTCCTTCACTTGTTTCAGCATACTTGCGAGTTCATCCTTCACCTTGCTCTCAAAGTTGCCTAGTTTTGTCTTGAAATAAACGTTTACCCCGAATATTGCTCCAGAGTAAACCAATGTTTGACTTACATACCACAGCACACCATCAGACACCACATAATTGTTGAGAAAGAATGATAGGAAGGTGAGTACAACACCACTCACTAGCATTCCTATAGCTGCACCATATTGCAATCCTTCACGTACATTTGGATTCATATCTTATATTTATATATTATTAATAATATGCAAAGATAAGAAATGATTCCCAATTAGTTACTTTATCCGTTTATTGTGTGCCATATTTTGCTGGTAGGATGCAAGCAATCAGGGTCTTGCAGATACTCGATAGCCATCAAAACCACCATTTCCTTCATTTCATCTGCATCTTTGCTATATCGCTCCAGCATCACATGATGGTCACTCCTCATCAGGTTCATGGTCACCGCCAAGTCATAGATGGTATAGTCAGAAATATCATCCTGATGCTTGTCAAAGGCTTCTCTTATCTCCTCGTCCGAGAAGAAGGGAGCCATGTGCTTGGTTCCGTCAGCATCCTCATACCACATCTTGCTGATAGCATCATCGGCAAAGTGCTTATCAAAATGCTCTTCGCTCAACACACCATACACCATCGCACAAAGATGATGCTCCTCCACATCGCTCAACTTGCATGAGAGATACTTGCCGACTGCCTTAGCTACTGCCAACATCTGTTCAGGAGTCAACTCCTGCTGATACTTTTCTACGAAATCTACAAAATCCATACCTATACAAATTAAAAGTTTATGATGTTGCAAAGATACAAATATCTTAAACGCAGCACCATAAACTCGTAGATATTTCTGTATCTATCTGAATGTCAGACAAGTACAGTTACGACAAAAACACCTCCTTTCTTTATTCGTCCTTAAATCTGGTTCTCTTCTCTCCACCCCTCGTCCAGATGTCGCTTTTCTTGCGTTTCGCCACCTTTCCGATAACGTCATTTTCGTAAAGTTCGGGTTTATTCTCCCTACCTTGGGTCTCTGAAGCAACACCACCATTCGGGTTTCCACCTTGGCTGGCATCAGGTTTCCCATTGCCATACCATTCCTTGTCACTTGGTTTGTCTGCAATCATAACTATAAACTATTAACTATAAATTATAAACTAAGCAGCGAGCGGTGGGTTCTGTCCATCAGGACTCACTCCCTGACCGCTCATCATCTGCTGCAACATCGCCTGAGCCTTCGGATTGCTCTGTGATGCCTGAGCAACTTGGGCTTGAAGCTGAGGAGAGAATCCTTGTGGAGTCTCACCATTCTGAATGGCTTGCTGGTTGGATGCAACTGATTGTAACAACTCCTCTCCAAATGGGAAATCTCCTACTTGCAGCAACTGCTCCAGCGTGATAGCCTGATTCTGCCACAAAGTCATAAGGAACTCATTTGCCATCTGTCTGTATACTGGAGTAGCCGTACTTTCCGTGATGTTGATGTCAAACTCAACGTCTCGTATCTTCTTAGGGTCGTAGTGTACAATCTGTCCTGCCCTACCAACGATATTGAAGTTGCGAGCCACATCGTAGTACTGCTGCATATTCTTCACGGTCTTGTAAGCACCATCAATGATGAACTGGCTGAAAGTCTCCAAAATATCAAGCAGCGACATGGTAGCATTCTGAGTCTGCTGGGCATAAAGCGAACCGCTCGTACCTGATACTCCTGGTTTACCTTGCAAGGCTCCGTTCACGCCCGATATATCCTCGAAGAACTTCAACTGATAGCTGAGCAAATCACCGATACCGATGTTCGTAGAGTTGTTCGCCACTTGCTGAGGAACCTGACCGCTCTTATTTGGCTTGTATCTCACCACACCATTGAACCTACTCCACTCATCGCAGAAATCATCCCAACTCATATCATCAGGAAGACAATCCTCAGGACAGAGCAGCACACCCTTGGCACTCGCCCTCATAATGAAGTCATACATCGTGATAAGTCGGTTCACGTATCTCTGCTGGTCAATCACATCTTCCACGAAGCTGTGAATCTCGCCATCAATAAACGGATAGAACTTAAAGCAGTATGGATGCTCACCATGAGCATAAGGAGTCTCGCCTTCTCTCAGAATATCACCGAAAGGAGAAAGATAGTAGAAATGCCAGTAATCATCCATAAACCACTCGGCATCAATCAGAGGAATATCCTCTTCCAGCATGCCAGCAGCCATACCTCGCCTGATTCTGTCTCTGTTCTCTGCATCTACAATATCAGCCTTATCCTCAATGTCGATTTTGAAATCATCGCCATTGTTGTAGTCGTGGCATCGGTATCTCGGTTTACTCTCCTTTCGCCAAACCTCAATCACTCGGCAGAGCGAAGGGTTGGCAGGATTCATAAAGTCGATGGTCTTAGGGTCGAACTCACCGAATCGCTGAGTGCAGTCTGCAATCACGAAATCTCGGTTAGCCGCTAACCGGTATATCTCCTTCAACTTCCGAGCCTCAGCAGGAGACTTGGCAAACTCTCTCAGTACGTTGCCGATGGTAATGTCATGCACCTCACCCAAGCAACTCACGTCCCAACCACGGAAATCCCTCATATTGTTGTCTATGAAGAAATTGTTCGGGTTCACGTAGTCCGTCCAGCAATCCAACCTACCTCTTCGCCATCCATACTTTTTCTTATAGATAGCAGCACCGCTTATCAGGAACTCTTCCATGGTTCGGGCATCCAGTTCCGTCTCTCGGTTCAGTTGTCGGTTACATTGCAGCACCACGCTCATGGTCTCACCATATCGTTTTTCATCCTTATCTCTAGCATTGCATGTTGGTTCCTTGCTCTGAGAGCGGTACACACCCAGCACATTCTTCACCAACCTACGGATAAGGTTGTTCTTCAATGGTTCGCTACCCTGTTCACGGATATAGTCTTCCTCCCTGATACGCTTAGTAAAGCCACACTTGCTTTTGAACTCAATGGTATCGCCCCACTGGTCTCCATAGCAGTATCGCTTGTTTCTCAGTCTTCGCTTTCGGAAGTTATCCATGTTGTTGTAGTATCGTTGAGCCTCCAGCAAGATAGAGAAGGCACGCTCATAAGGCTTGTCAAATCGGTTCTTGGATGCCTTCACGCTATCCAGTTCTTCCTTGTCAAGCACCCTACTCAACGATAGCAGTTTGGTTTCTTCTTTCTTCTTTGCCATAATTTATGATGTTGTAGGTTCAACAATATGTGCCAACTTTCTAGCCACTCCAAGGAATCCGCTTGCAGTATCGGTATCGCCAAGGCTGATACAAGTCAGATAGCCAGCCATGTATAAGATGGCATCTTTCAGTATGGAAGGCAGACTGATTTTCTGTTCGGTAGTGATAGATGGAACCTGAACGTAGATGAATGCCAATGTAGCATCCTGCTTTTTACTAGTATATAGTTCGATACTCTTGCCGTTAGCCGTATGCACGATAGCCGCAATCGGTCGCTCAGGATTTCCCCTAACTCCATATTTGCAGTTCTGATACTTGTAGGCATCATCACTCTCTGAAATGATTTCGGCAGGACGGTTCCAGTCATCTGCCTTCACAGAAAGGATTCTCAGCATATCGGTAGGCAAAACCATCTTACCCACGTAATAACCATTGCTATCCGTCCAAGTTACTTCATTCGTACACGAAGTACCTTCCACCATATCCTCAGGAGCATCCGAAAGAATGATTCTTGCTGCATCTACGATTTTACTCTCAATAAGTTCTGCTTGCGAGAGTGTATCAGAATCGCTAGGAGCCAGCAAGCCAGCAGACTCTTGGTTTCTATCCAAGAGCACCTTCACCTCTTTCACTAAATCAGATACAGCATATTCTACCATTACTCTAAACCTTCTAGTTCAACACCCTTTTCTTTAGCAATCGCCAAGATGTCTTCCTTGGTCTTCATCTTTGAACGGCTCACACCATAGGTCTCAGCCAGATAGTCCTTGGCATCCTCAACGTCTGTCACTACGTGGGTCTTCTTCTCGTCAGCCACTTTCTTCTTTGCCTTGGCAGCAGCCTTCTTCTTGGCTTCCGCAGCTTCCTTCTTCTCGTCAATACTCTCCGCCAAGAAGAACTTGTCGTTGAACCAATAATGAGACTCGATTGCCTTCTGCACCTTAGGGTCTCTTGTCATATAGACACTACAGCCCATAGTCTTACCCTCAAAGACGATACGCATTCGCTCATCACCTACCATAACGCTGAATGCCAAATCAGTACCAGCTTGATATTTATTAAACATGATTATACCTTATTATATATGTGTTACTAAAAAAGGGATGGGGCTAGTGCCCACACCCCTCACTATTTGATGAATAAATTTGCAATTCTACCTGCTTTTTAGGCAGCAGCCTTGGTCTCGCCAGTTTCAGAAGTGCCCTCTGTTGCAGGAACCGCAGCAAGTCGCATACGAGCATGTGCCTTAGGGTACTTCAAGTACAGACAAGCAACCTCCTGAATAACTACTGCATCGGTGTTACGGATTCCAGCCGCCTTCAAGTCGAGAACGTTTCGTGTCCAAGACAAGTGTACTCGCTTAACCAAGAACTCAGGGTCAAGGGCAAAGCCGCAGTCACTCATGCCGAAGAGGTCGAACAACTCTGAGTGAATCATCAGAACCTCACCGAAGTCGGTCTCCCAACTCTTGAACTTCAACTTCCAAATCTCAACGGTGTCCTTCAAACGGAACTTGTCTGAATCAATCTTACTGAATGCGCTCACGAAGTCAGAACCAGCGATAATCACCTTGCGTTTGTTGCCGATACCAGTACCTACAAACAAGTCCTTGGAAATGTCAACCAACTCCAAGTCGGTAATCACTCGCTCATTCTTGTTATAGCCCTTCTTAATATCGTCAGCAGTAGCAACATGACCTACCTCAATATCCTTACCAGCCATCCACCAGATACCCTTGGTAAACCACTGGGCAGAACCATCCTTGATTTCGTGCTTGATGCAAGCCATATCACCGAAGAGATAAGTACCCTCCATAGCAAGACGCATATCATAGATGCTATCCTCCTCAATGTCTGAGAAGTCCCAATCTACCCGCTTAGCAGCAATCTTGTCGAATGTGGTCTGCTCTACCTGAATCATGAAGTTCTGACAATACTGAACCTCATTAGAAGGAAGGTTGTTGAAACGACCAGTCTGTACGTCCATTTCGCCACAACTCTTTGCCATACGGATAAGTTTCTGACCCTTCTGTAATGCTGGAATACCAATAGCCTGCTTATTGACCAACTTACCATTTACAGCATACACAATCGGATAACCTTCTGTGTCCTTGCCGCAAACGCAGAGTTCCAAATCAGGAGTAGGAGCATCAGTAATGGTTGAATAAGCAACACCCTTATAGTTGGTAATCGCCTTCACACCTACAACTCGGATTGTATCATCCAGCGTAAACATGGTAGGGTCTTCTACCTTCAATACCATAGACGTACCATTACTCTCCTCCGTTGCCTCCTTAACGGTTGTCTTGATAGGGCGTGTACCGATACTCCAATACTCAACTACAAACGAGTTGGCAGACTTGGTTGTCGCATAACGTGAAATCTGGTCAACTGGAGTAGCCATCGGGCGAATCTTGGTAATCTTCTCATCAATGTCGTTCAGATAATACTCCGTTCCTTTGTCGTTAAAATGCTCACGTCCCTGAGTCTCACTCTTGATACCTTCACTCTGACGTCCAGCACCACCATTGCCAGCCTGACTAGCAGCAGGAGCACCACCAGCCTCAGCAGCAGAACCGCTCTCAGTACTACCGCCATCAGGCAGATTTGCCGCCTCAGCCATGATAACCTGACCATTCACTCCAAAAATAACTGCCATTACCATAATAAAGATGGAAAACAGCCGATTAAATGTACTTTTCTTCATTGTTATTCTGAATATTAATTAAACATTATATATTATCTTTTTACCTTATCGAATTATCGAATGTGTGTTCTCTTCTCGTTGCCACGCTCATAGATATTACCCCTTCGTGATGCCCTGCCAACTGCACCAAGGTCAGGCTGGTTATCTGTTGGCTTGGTCTCTGCATTGGCAGAATCAAGGTCAGCAATACCATCACCCTTCTTTCTCAGTTCAAGGTTCTTGACGTGCTTGCTGTTCTTGCCACGAACCTCACCCTCATGGGCAGCATCAGCCACATCAGTATCATGGTTCTTTGCCTTGATGAAAGCAGTAATCATTTCCTCGGTAAACTTGCCAGTCACCACATTGCGCATAGTCTGAAAGCACTGGTCGATGGCATCGTTCACAGCTTCCTCGCCATACTTCTCTTCCAACTTGTCGAACACCTCATAGCTGGAAGGCATGTTCTTGTCATACTCCTCCTGCAACTTCTTGCCGTTGGCAGCATTCTGCAAGAACTCCGACTGAGCCGATGCAATCTCATCCGCATTGTCAGGGTCAGAATAGTAGTCAATGGCATCCTCACCATGGGTACGAATCAACTCAGCGTAAGGACTCTTGCCAGCCTTCATCGCTTGCAGGAAGGTAGCCGCCTCAGGGTCACTACCCAGCCAATCGCCCATAGCCTTCTCGTTATCCTTGTAACCCTGCAAAGCCTTCTGGTCGGCATCATAATCATCGTTGATGGCTCCATACATAGCTTCATCATCCGCATACTCCGTATCAGGATGGCGGGTCTTCAAACGCTCCAAAGCCAAGTCTCTCTTGGTCTTGGTGTCTTGCTGTTTTGCAGCACCAGCATTCTGCTCAATATTTGTATTATCGTCCATATATATATGTGTATATTTATAAATCAATGCCCAAAATTAATGCTTTTTTCCGATTTTCATCTTTTATCCGTTAATTTAATCTAATCGGATGCGACTAATTCAATACTTTTTTGTATATTTGCAGGGTCAGATATGAAATATAAGGATTCACGATGCTATTTTATAGAGGAACGTGATGCTGATTTATTGAGGGCTTACAAAGAAATTATTAATGTAAGAGACAATATCAGACTCTCAGAGATTGAGGAAAAGCTAGCCCAATCTCCGAGCAGAAGATTTTGGGTTTCAGAAGACCGTGCTTATATAGTCATATTAGACTTACTGAAAGGAAAACCTCTTGATAACATGATTCCTACCCGAAAGGAAATGTATCAGGAGATTTTCAGACGATTCCAGATTCATAAGAGTAATGAGCCATATCTCAGTAATATGGATATTATCAAACGTGTATGTGCTGAAAAAGCACCCAGTTTCTATTTGACTCCTCAAAGCATACACGTAATTCTTAGCAGGGTGAGAAAGGAGGAGAAGCAAAGATGCTACGAGAGACGAAAGAGAAGATTGCGCTTTATGCTGGGTACATTATAATAATGTGTATCACTTTTCTTGGATATGATGGCATGGGTCTCTTTGACGATTGTTCTATTCAGAACCGACTAAGCTACCCTTTCTTTCATCAGAACATCTTTCATGCAGCCATCAACCTTTATGTTTTCCATCAATGCTACCGAGCCATCCCTTGTGGCATCGGTCACTTGGTGGCATTCTATCTCATAGCCATCAGCTATCCATTCACCTCATCCATACCTATCATCGGTCTCAGCGGATTTATCTATGCTTACATGGGCTTTATCGCCCCATACGTGGAGAATAAGGTAAGATACAATCTCACCATTCTCCTATATATCTGTGTTGGAATCTTCTTCCCTTGCATGGCAGTTGGAGTCCACATCTATTGCTATGTACTTGGTCTGTTGTGGGGTTATCTAAATGCACCGCTATGCCAAGACAAGTAACCGCCAAACTGACTGATGCTGTAGACAAACATGTACTGGGCATCCTGAAAGAGAACGAGAAACGAATCAAGGAAATCAACACACCTTTCAATCCTATCAAGGGTGAAGGTTGTGGAGATAAGCGATTCCTGCTCTTCCTTCCTGATTTCCCGATTCAGAGACAGCAGCTTCCAGTTTCCATGAAGAAGATTCCGCTCGTCAAGATGCTCATCGAGTTTGGTAGTTGCAAGGCTGTAATCGAGGAACTGCACAAGGATATAGACGAGCCGTACAATCTAGAGGAAGAAATGGAGCAACTGGTGGAGCAGTTCACTCGCATCAGGATGAAACACGACCCTTTCTTCTTCTTCGCCACATTCATCTATATCAAGCCGAAAGGTGGAGGTCTCCCCTTCCGTTTTGTGCTCAGAAGACCGCAGCGCAGACTGCTCAGGTGGCTGGAGGAGCGAAGAAAGAAGAATCGCCCTATCCGTCTCATCCTGCTGAAAGCCCGACAATGGGGTGGCTCAACGGTCATTCAGATGTACTTCCTCTGGCTGCAACTCATGTGGCAGAAGGGTCTCAACTCGCTCATTGTGGCTCAGGTCAAGGACACAGCAGAGACTATCCGAGGAATGTTCGAGGAAGCTCTGAAAAACTTCCCTACCAAGTTCCTCTACGAAATGGGAGAAGCATTCTCTGAGAACGAGCCAAAGTTTGTGGGAGTAGGAACATCAGGCAACGTAAAGAAGGTTCCTCAGCGATTCTGCAAGATTAAGGTTGGTTCCATGGAACGACCACTATCAGCCAATGGTGAAGACTACAACTTGGTACACCTTTCCGAGGTTGGTTTGTGGAAAAAGACGGATGGTAAATCTCCTGAGGAGGTAGTACAGAATGCTACCAATGGTATCTTGTACCGACCATACACGATGATTGCCTACGAATCCACAGCCAATGGTACTGGCAACTTCTTCCACAAGGAATGGCTTGCCGCCAAAAAGGGACAATCTCAGTTTGAGCCGTTCTTCGTTCCTTGGTACGAGATATACGATATGTATCATCTTGAATTTGAAAGCAAGAAACAGAAGGTAGAGTTTGCCAAATGGCTATATGAGAACCGCAACAATACCAATACGATGTCCGACCGAGAGGAGCCATGTACCTATCTTTGGAAGTTATGGACACTTGGTGCTCCACTTGAAGCCATCAACTGGTATATTGCCGAGCGCAGGAAGTTCACCGACCATGCCGATATGGCTGCCGGCTACCCTACCGATGATATTGAAGCATTCAAGCATTCAGGAGCCAAGGTATTTGCCGAAGACAAGGTTGACAAGTTCCGCAAGGGATGCCGAGCACCTAAATTCATCGGTGATGTTTATGGTGATGGCTACAAGGGCAAGAAGTGTATGCAGAATGTCCGATTCTGTGAAGACAAGCAGGGGCAGTTGTGGATATGGAGCAAGCCTGAGACCTTTGATGATTGCAAGGTGATAAACCGCTATCTGGTCGTAGTGGATATTGGTGGACGTAGCAAGAATGCCGACTGGTCTGTTATCTGTGTCTTCGACCGCTATTGGATGATGGAAGGTGGAAAGCCGTATGTGGTAGCCCAATGGTATGGGCATATTGATATGGACTTGCTGGCATGGAAGGCGGCTCAGATAGCCAAATACTACAACGATGCTCTGTTGGTGATTGAATCCAACACCTTGGAAACGAAAGACAAAGAGCACATCTTGGAAGGTGGTGACCAGTCTGAGTTCATCCTGAATCAAATCAAGGACGTATACGACAACCTCTATGCACGCAAGCAGAGTGAATCAGACATCAAGAATAAGGTTCCAGTGAAGTACGGATTCCATACCAACGTGGCAACCAAGCCGATGGTTATCTCAGTATTGGTTCAGGTTATCCGTGAACAACTCTATGTAGAGCGAGACGATAGATGCTTAGATGAATATCTCACATACGAGAAGAACGGAACCGTATACGAGGCAGCAGACGGAAAGCACGATGATTTGCTCATGACTAGAGCCATCGGACTCCACATCTGTTTCAATGAAATGGAAATGCCTAAGATGATTTCCATTCAGGCAAGAGTAATGAGAAGAAAGGTTTCTGTTTCGGCAGCAACCATCATATAGTTTCAAACAATAATAATTACGATTATGAAAGTAACAAAGATTTTCAAGCGCATCAAGTGCGAAATCATGTACCGCCAAGCTACGGCTAAGGCAGACTACGCATCCAAGAAGAACCATGGTGAAATCTTCTACGTCCTTCCTACGCAGAAGGGCAACCTCATGATTATGAACCGCTCACTCTTCGAGGCATTCAAGAAAACCAAACTGGTAGACAACGACATAAAGGTAAGAGACCTCTTCAAGGATTGTGTCTACCATACCAACTGCAAGAGTGAGAAGGGAAAGCGCAGCCGCAAGCGCAAATTTCTCAGATGGAAGGGCTTAATCTAAAATTTTTCTGCCATAAATAAACGGATAAAAGATAGGTGGAGAAAATTCTGCCTATCTTTGCCTATTATTAATAATGTGTACCAAATATGATTTATAAAATAGTACAAGGAAATAGTTTCAAACTCCACATCTTGGTGCGGAAGATGGACGTATCGAAAGAGTTCCAGCGACTCGTTGACTTCGATATGAATCTGGCTACCGACATCAGAGTAGAGTTGTCAGGCTGTTTCTGCAATACAATTTCTGTTCCAGTTCAAGTAGCAGGAATCCAAGGCAACGTACTGATATGCGACATTCCTTCCACCCTTGATTACGGAAACTATAACGTCAGGGTATCATGGAAGTATGAGGGCAGCGAAATGGTCAGTATAGAACGGAACCTTCTGAGAATCGTAGAACACAACTCTATGAGTAATGTTCCTATCGGCATCACGGAAGGAGAACATACTGGCTTATTCAACCTCCGCTACTACATCGTGACCGAGAATCAGTCTACTTGCCCTATTTCTTTCATCGTTGATAACGCCAAATTCAGCTACACCATCAATGGTGAAACCCAAATGGTGGAGAGTCAGGAGAACTTCGTGATTAACGGAACTATCAGCAACGGAAAGAAACTGGAAGCTCAGTTCATGCCTATAGAAGGTTTCAGCATCGGTCAGGTAAAGGTTATCATGGACGGAAAGGACGTTACTGCTGAGTATTACAACAGCAACACACACAAGGTCTTCATCCCAGCCGTATCAGGCTATGTTACCATCACAGCAAGTGGAACCGTCAAGGCAAGCTATTATGGTGCATCGTCAGCCAAGAATATGAGCGAGTTGAATATGGAAGACCTCACAATGTACGAAGGCACTCTTGTCGGTCAGACTCTTACCATCACAACAACGGAAGAGAAACCATACATCTGGTTTGCAAGCCGCCAGCCGCTCATCTTCAACCAATGCGGCTTCGAGGCATCCATGAACACCACAAAGCTAGGTGACCTCTACTACTATTGGTCAGACGAACTTGTAGCTGGTGACGATAACGAATATCAAATTAAATTAAAAGAATAATATGGCAGAAAAGAAAAAATACAACAGCATCCTTGTAAGTGGGCGCAAAGACCAGACTCTGACATATTCAAAGTACGTCAAAGACGAGGAATCGGGAGAATCAGTCAAGGAATCACTCGACAAGAAGGTCAACGTCACTGATGAGTTAACAACTCAGCAAATCAAGGATGGTGCTATCACCAACGAAAAGATGGCTGCTGATTCTGTTGGTAACTCCAACCTCCAAGATGGTTCTGTCAGCAACGAGAAACTGGAGGATGGAAGTATCACCAACGAGAAGTTGGCAGAGAACTCCATCACCAAAGACAAGTTGAAAGACAACACCATCGGTGTAGAGAAGTTAGACCCAGAGCTTCGCCAGACTATTAATGCAGCTACTGGTCTTCCTGAGAATTTAGTAGAAACCATTCAGAACGTAGATGATACACTGAAAAAACATCAGAGACAGCTAGATGATAAGCAGCAGCAAATCACCGCCAACGATGAAGACATTTCATTATTGCAGACTCGCAGTACTCAGATGGAAGAAACCATCAAGGATATTGCTGCTACTGGTGGTGCAAGTCAGGCTACTGCTGTTACTTATAATAATGAGAAGTCAAAACTTACTGCAATTAACATACAGAGTGCAGTAGATGAGGTTGTTGAAAAGACAGCTATAAAAGATGAGGAAGGAATAGTAGTAGAAACTCCATTTCACTACATTCAGAACGAGGAGTTCATCCATGCAGTAGTAGATTCCGAGGATAGACTTATTTTTGGTATCTACAGAGCAACTGGTAAGCCATATTATCCTCTCAATGATATGTATCACATATCTCATAGCGAGGAGTTCCTTTGGGTTATTCTTGATGCTGCAAACCATCCTTTACTTGGTATTCAGCAAGATGGTACATGTTGGGCTGCAAAGGCTCAGTGGCTTGATAATATTAAGGCTATTAAGGAAGCTCTTAAAACTTTTCAGCCAAAGGAAGATGGTAAGGGATTGATAAACCTTGATGTTGCAGACAGCTTCTTCTATATTTCTAATGATGAGTATATCATGGCAGTAGTAGATGCAGAAAACAGAATCCTTGCAGGAATCAAGTATGATGCACAGCCATACTTCCCTAATCACGAAATGTACTCTGTAATAACCAATGAGGAATGGATATATGCTATTATTGATGCAGATAACAAGGTTCTTTGTGGTTTCCGTGCTGATGATGGTCACATGGTTGTTGGTGGTATTGACATTAGTACTTTTATCACCAATGCCATTATTGATATAGCAGACATCAAAGAACGTACTAATCATCTTTCTACAATAGAGAATGATGAATATCTTTCTGTTGAGACTGATGCTGAAGGTAAGGTGCTTGGATATATTGCTCCTGATGGTAGCCATTATCTCTATAAGGTAAAGTCTGAGACTATCCCAACAGAGTTTGAACATATTGAAGACCCTGAGGGAAGAACTGAAATCACAACAGATGCTGATAATAAGGTAATGTCATATCGTGATTCAGAAGGTAAGAAGCATGAGCATGATATGGAAGTTACTAACCTTGAAGTATTAAATCTCAATCTTCAAGGAAATAGCGTGAATAATATCCAAGATGCCCTCAAAGCAAACGGATTCAACGTTAACACTCCTACAGACTGGAGCGAGAGCAGCTTTATTCAGATTCCCGAGCCACGCTTTGCTATCATCAATATTACAAATATAGACTATATGCCAACAACCAAGCAAGACAACAAGAAGGCTTTCTTGGAGTTTTGGGATATGAGTGGTAACTATTTCAAAAAGCATGCTATACTTAATGCACAAGGAAATTCATCAATGGGATTTGTGAAAAAGAACGTAGCAATAGACTTTTGCGAAGATGAGTGGGTTGGTGATGATACTCCAAAAGTTAGAATAGGTGAATGGGTTCCGCAGGACAGTTTTCATATGAAGGCATATTATACAGATTTCTTCCGTGGTGTTGGTGCTGTCTCTTATAAGTTGTATGACCAAATAGTACGTACCAGAGGAAACATGTATGATAGACCTTGGAAGAAAGCTCTCATTGATATGTCTAAGATAGGGGTTACTACCAAGAGTATAGGCAATCCTTACATCGGTGACTACTCTTTACTTACGGACACAGGAGCACGCTGCTTCCCTGATGGATTCCCTGTTGCTGTATATTTCAAAAGTACGTTTTATGGAATATTTTCATTTCAGTTAAAGAAACATCGTGACAACTACCATTTGGATAAAGGAATTGCAGAGAACGTACATCTTGATGGTACTATCAATGCATCTACCATACTTGGAGGAAAAGACAATATAGACTGGACTCAATTTGAAATCAGAAATCCAAAGAACCTTTATGCTATTGGTGGTAATAAATATGATGCAGACATCAAGCAGGAGGAGATTGCAGGTGAAGATGAAGTGAATACTTGGATAGCAGCAGAACAACTTCCTGATGGCACTGCCATTTCTTCAAAGATAAAGAAGAACTTACAAATGACCGCCAAGGTCAAAAAGTATATTCAAGAATTTGCAAATACAATTAATATCATCAAGGCTGCTGCCTCCACTTACGAGGCATCAAGCAAAACAGATGAGGATTTGAAAGCATTCAAGGCAGTGTTTGAAAAGTACTATGATGTAGATAATTGGATAGACTATATTATAATTTCTGACCTTATAGCCAATTCTGATGGCTTCAGTAAAAACTGGCAATGGTTTACTTATAATGGAGTAAAATGGTGGGTTGGTTTATATGATTGTGATGTATCTTTTGGAGGTCACTTTCTAGGTAATCAGATACAATCTGTTCTTAATAACCACTTGAGTACTTCTACTTCTGCCCCCCATGGTTATATTATAAAGTATTATACAACGGAGTTGAATAGCCGATATAAGAAGCTTGCGGATATGAATATAGCATCTGCTGACAATATATTTGCTCTACTTCAAGATTGGTGCATGCGCATAGGTACAAACTTCTTTAAAGAAGAATACAAGAAATGGGATGATTCTCCATGTATTGCAAACAGTGTTGTGAGAAGTAAATATTGGGAAGCTATCCTTGATGAAAATGGTAATCCACAAACAGATACTTCTGAGACTTTCAATGCTAAAAAGGCATATAATATAGATGATATAGTATCTTTTGGTCTTAACAATCATATGGGATATTTTAAGTTCAAGTGTATTAAAGCTACTACAGCTTTGTCCACTAACACTCCACACACTATAAGTACATATTCCCCTATTGAAACTTTCAAACATTGTGATAATATTTATAGGATTCAAAAGTGGATTGAACAGAATACAGCAAATATTGATAAAGTGTACAACTATATAAGAAATAATTAATATTATAAAATTTAATGATTATGGGAAAATGTTTAATAACAAAATTAAACGGTGTTGTTCGTAACAATTCACTTTTGCGAATTGGCGAATTAAGAATCGGTATAAAAAAAGTAGCCTCGCCTACTGAATATTCTCAGGGATTTCGTTTTATCTTTAGTGAAGAAACAATTTTAGAGATAGACGGTGACGGATATTTTACTGACGATGGACTTTCAGTTAATAAAGGTAAAAAAATTACAAGCAACTCTGGTGAAGCTTTTTATGTATATGTAAGTAATGATAATGTAAATTTATGTATACGGAATAAGTATGCTTTAGTTTCTATACAGGACTTTCCTGCATATTCATCTAACTATACCGATAGAAATAAGTTTATAAATGATGCGGACTGTTTTAAGTTTTGTTCGTCATTGACATTTGTGAACCTTCCTCACACAGATATGATTGGTAATATTAGTTGTTTTGAAAACATAACAAACCTTGATTATATTAATTTAGATGGAATGACTAATATGATTGGAGACGTGTCTAGTTTTCAAAAGTTAAACAAATTGACTTATCTTAATTTATATAATCCTAATATATCATATACTGGAGACATAAAAGCATTACATAACTCAAAGTGTAGTGAAATCACACTCAAACATAGTAAAATTACTGGAGACTTATCACAACTTCCGACAGAGTGCAAGTTCGTCTCTTTTAATATGGATGCCGGCTCTACACTTAAATGGACTAACCGTCCTGCACAATTTAAGATTTTTGCAATCGAAGGTAACGCATATATTGAAAATGTTGATAAAATGCTTCAGGATTTATCTAATTGTGTTATTGGTTTTTCTGAAAATGACCAAATATGGTATAAGACAATATCTTGTAAAGGACAACGTACATCAGCATCAGATGCAGCAGTGCAGGCATTGCAGAACAAGGGTTATACAGTCTCTATCACTCCTGCATAAGGTATCATAAGTTTAACATTAAAGTAAAGAAAGGAAACAAGATATGAATAAGTTGACAAAGAAGTATAAGGTAGTACATGAGGGAACCAAGATGGTGTTCCCTCTCACTGAGGAAGGAGACAATGCTAATGTATTCCCATCGGTGAATGCCACCGCAGTAGAGTTTGATACGTACTCAGAAGCCAAGGCTTACGTCGATGAGCATGGTCTTGTGTATGAGGAACCAAAGTTTGGTGAGTAAACATAAAGATAAAAGAAGAAGGGTGAGTCAAAAGATTCACCCTTTTCTTATGCACTAAGTAGAAACAACAACATTAATCATACACCTTAAAGAAGTTCTCGCACAAACTACCCATCATATAACATGGTTCCTCGCTCAGCATATCTATTCCATCCTGCTCACAGATATGCGCTACCACATGAAGAAGCTCATGACCTATTGTATTGATAATGCTGCCATCAGATTCACATTTACCGATAGCAAGCACACTCCTTCGTTCTGATAGGTTGGAATAGGTAAGACCCCTATCTACACTCTCCTTGGTTAGATGTTCGTAGGCTTCCGATAAAGGATTTCCATTACAGCCAATATCCGAAAGAGCATAGCATATCTCATCGGCATCAGGCGGCTGATAACCTATGAAACATACTATGCTCCAATCGTAATTCGGGAGTTCAATCACTCTTCTCATCATAACACATCTTCCCAAGGAATAGGCACACCATTGTGGCAGCAGTCTGCATAAAATCTGTTAAAGATGAAACCATCCTTCTGGTCGGCATCATCCACCATATCCTTGATAAACTGGGCTAGCTGCTCCTCATCCTTGATGGAAGACTTGTAGAAGTCTGCCCTCGCCATATTCGCCACATATACATGGTCGTAGCCTATCTTATTCTTCACCTCTATTCCCTGACCGAGCAGAAGGGAATCCACCTTCTCCTTATCCCAAAACGAGACACTTACATCACGCTTGGAGGAAGGGTCATACTTGTACATCAGGCTCACCGCCCACTCGCACATCTTCTTGCTGAAATGATAGCCATTGTATCTGAGATAAGAAACCATTCCCTCAGGTTTGAGGTCATACATATCCAATGGCATTCTGCATTTTCCCATATTACTGAATATTAAAGGGAGTCTGGTCACGACATAAATGTCGGTGCCAAAACTCCCAAGTTAAACACTAGCGACCGCCACCATTGTAGCCGCCACCACCTCTTTCACCATAGCGGTTCGGGTAGTTCCAATCATCGTTCACGTTGTTGAATCTACGTCTGTCCTCACGCTCTTCACGTTCCTCACGTTCTCTTCTCCAATCGTCACGATAATCAGGCATACGCTCACCCATACGCTCCTGCTTCATCTTTTTCAGACAAGACATAGCCTTGCTGCCAAAACCAAGCATGGACTCGATGTTGTCATACAAATCATCGAACTTATCTTCTGTAATCTCAATCATTACCATAATCTTATGATTTTAAGTGAATAGATAGGAGATTACTTGCTCATGGTCTGCTGGAGCCATCCCATCATCTTGTCAATCTTGCCCTCAATGCCTGAAACCTTACCTTCCAGTTTATTGATTTTCTCGGTCTGTTCCTTCTCCTTGGCAATCTGGGGGTTGAGTTGCTGTAGCATTCCCTCACAAGATTCTACTACTCTCTTGTTGTAATCTACGCTCTCCAGTATCGCCTTGGATTGTCTCAGCATAGAATCCACCTCTGCACTCATAGCATCCTTGTTGTCGCTAACCACAAGGTTCTTGTCGTTGGCTATCTGTCCGTTTGCTGGCAGTTGCTTGAAATCCACTTCCTCATCACCCAGCTTCACCTTCACGTCCACTACGGTCTCCATAGGCTGAGGAGTAAAGCCGTTGTTAAAGGTAGGATATTTCGTCTGAGGATTGCTTACTGAAACCACCTGACCGATTCGCAAGTTCGGGTTCTCGCCCTTGTCTAGGACATAGAATAAAGAATTAGTTCTTAAACCTTGAAACATAATATAATCTCCTATTATCTATTCTTGTTAAACAATACCCGACATCATCTGTAGGGTGTTAGTATCTCTCTCAAACCAAAACTGATAAACACCAGTTCCCTGCACGTCTGCAACCGTCAATGGTGCGCCATTATACTTGGTCACAGCCTGAGTACTTCCGTTGGTCTCGAAAAGGATAGGCAGCGTACCAGTCGTTCCAGTCGGAATTGCCTGCATCAGGTTCACGAAAATCGTTCCTCTGTAGCTGGCATTCAGGAAGGCGTGGTTTTTGAACGAGAAAACAACATTGTTGGTGTTCACAACCACGCCAGTAGAAGCGATAGCTGCCGAACCATTACGATTCACCCTTGTATATGGTCTTAACCAAAACATAGCAGCCTCCTTTCTTTAACCCCAGAATCCTGCATTGTTAGCAGCATTCAAACCATATAATCCTGTTTGCCAAGCAACACAATTTGGAACAGCAGTAAATGGGCTGTAAGGAGTAGTCACGGTCTCAGGCAACTTACACTTGATACCAGCCACCTCGTTCTGCAAGCCAGCCAATACCTGATTGATAGGAGCCACCGCCTGACCTACAATCTGAGAGGTCATAGCAGAAGACTTGAAGGTGCTGTTCTCCTCACGGAGTGCATCAATCTTGTTCTGTAACTCTCTCATTTCAGCTTGCTTCTGACCGTCAACGATGGTCTGAGTGCTATCCTTGATAGCGTTGTGCAAGTCACAAGTCTGTCTCTGAGTCTCGTAAGCTACGTTAGAGAAACCACGCTCCTGACCATTAGCTACGTTGTTGATGGCATTCTGCAAGGTATCAGTCTGCTGGCAGATAGCCAAGCGGTTCTCGCAGCAGCAGTTTGCAATCTGCTGAGCAATCTGCATATTACCCTGCTGCAAAGCATTGATAGTCTGCATACCGCTCATACCAACCTGATTACCTACATTCTGAACCTGAGAGGTCAAGGCAGAAATGGCACTCTGAATCTGACCTTCGGTGCAGTTCAACTGGGTAGCCAAATTGCTGAGTGCATTGCGGTTGCCACCGATGGCATCCATCAGGAGACCACGACCATAGTCATTGTTAATCTCGTTTGCGAGACCACCACGACCATTATTGCCGAAACCTCCCCAGCCGTTACCTCCCCAGCCCATGAGGAAGAAAAGGAAGATTACCCACATGAACCATCCACCTTCGCCACCGAAACCATTGTTTCCCTTCATGGCAAGAAGGACATTTGGGTCAACACCCTGCTTCTGGAGCAGAGGCGCAAGAAGACCGAGCATCCCATTATTAGATGTTGAGCCTTCGTTTCCGAATACATACGTTTTACTTTCCATATTATCCTGAATCTTTTGTTAAACATTAATTGATTAATACTACGTAACGTTACGAGCACAAAGTTACGAATAATATGGATAGATATAGATAAACTCGCAAAATATTATATAAGTGCTTGATGAGCAAAGATTTATGATTACGTAAAAGGTCATAAATATACAGGAGGGGCGATTGGGTCTCTCCTATATATATAAAATGTGTAGCTACTTCTAGAGGTTTATTCCATACTTTCGTGATAGCTTGCGGAAGAAAGCCTTCTTGTTGGCAAAGTATCGGATGAGCGACTTATTCCACTTCTTTTCATGCCCGAACTGGTCATGGATGCCTTCGGGTATCTTGCCATCGTGAACATACTTCTCGAAGGATGAGATAGACTTGCCCATTTCGTGAGCGCACCATCCCTTGTTGGCTTGTGTATCATTCATCATGGCAGTAAGAAGTGCCACAAGTTCCATATCTCCTTCAGACAGACCGCAAGGGATAGGCTTGCCCTCTGCTTGGGCAACTGCTGATTCATGTGCCTTATCTGCGAGAGCACGAAGTCCAGCTTCGATGATGCTGTAATTTACTAATTGCGACATAAGCATATAAAATTAAAATGATTGTAATCAGGAACATATCACAATAGTACATATTGTTTGTGATAACGATAGAGCCGAACATGATGTGTATTACGTTGACTCCTGCTGCATATAAGAGCGGTATTCTCCACTCCACGCACAATCTGTGCAGTACCTGACCTTTCCAAAGAGAAATCGGGTAAAGAATGTAAGTGATGAAGTAGAAGAACCAGATAGGTTCCTCGTTCTCTTCATACCACAGCGTTATCTCCATCTTGCTGTCGTAGAACTGAGATACACTATACCATCTGAAAAGCATGACCAATATAGGCGCATACTTGAAATAAAGCAAGTCCGTCTTAATCTTGCTGCGTTCAGGGAGTAACTTAGTTATCTCTCTAAACAAATTCCTGACCCGTTGGTCTTCGTCTTCTTCTTTTCTCATAAGCCATTGTTTTCTAAAAGTTTATATGATTGAGGTTCTTTTACTTATTTAATAAAAAATCTTAGAGGTGGCAAATATAATAATAAATTAGGAAATAGCTACATTTATACACAACTTTAAAAATTAAACTTTGTAAATACTTACAGATTGATAGATTCACACAAGAAAAAGGGGTAAAAAGTTTCAGATTGAAAGCAATTATCCCCCGAAAGCATAGCACTTTCAGGAGATAGTCATATATGTATTACTTCTTAGCCTTTGCCTTCTGGTTAGCCACAACTACCTTGTTAGCCTTCTCCAGCACGGAAAGAATCTTCTTTCTCAGGTCACGAATCTGCTTCATGTCCTCAGCGTTGTAGGCATCCTTGCCATCATCCAAGAAACCTTTCTTCAACTCGGAAATCTCCTGCTTGTCAAGGGAAATCTCGTCAATGGCATCAATGGCAGCCTTGTTGTTGTTGTAGTAGCCATCGCTCTGACTAGGAGCCGTATCAACCAAGAGGTCATAGGAAGTCTTGAATCCGTTCAGTTTGGTGTAGAGTTGTTTCAGCTTCAAGTCCTCGAAATCATCCTTCGGAGTAGCATGAGCCTTGTATATATCCTCGGCATTCAACTTGTGAGGTCTATACTCCTCCCCACTATCCTCAGCACGTTCCTTCTTCTTGTCTTCCTCATACTTCTTCACCTTCACATCATCCTGCTTGTACTTCTTATACTCCTCTGAGCCGTAGAACCGCTCCAGCATTGAGTAATCGCCATCCACCTTAGCTTGTTTCTTCAACTTGCTCAGGGTATTGGCTGCACGGTCGTGGTTCTCCTTCATATTCCAGAACTCATCACCTTGTTTCTTAGTAACCGGTCTATCATCAGGATTGCTGACGAACTTACTGAATAATGGAATATCAGCCACCTTAATTTCCTTCGGGTCATTGAGCGACTTGGTAAGCAAACCGAGCACCTGACTGCCCATGGTGTAAGCACCACCGAGATAAGAAGACAATACATGGTCAACCACAGCAGGGTTATTCAGATTGTATCTTGGGTCACCGAAAGCATCAATGCTGTTCTGCTGCACATCTGGATAGTCGTTTCCGATTGAGTTAACCATCCTTGATGCACGTACCAACCAATCAGGAGTGCCCACGTATGCCTTGGTAAAGTTAGGGTCATACTTGTTATACTCTGTCTCCTTGAATAATGGCTTGCCAGTAAAGTCAACATTGAAAGCCAACTCAAAAACTGGGCGAATAGCATTCGGCATCAGACTGACCGCAATATTGCCATCATATCCAGTAGGGTCAAGCGGAAGCATATCCACTACCTGACCAAGCAAGTCTTCTGCATACTGGCTCCAACTCTCCTCAGCCAACTCGCCACCCATCATCTTGGATGCAATCATATCTCCTATTCCGTAGAAGGCACGGAACTCCTGAGCAAGCGGAATCTTTACGTACTCATGTGTGTAAGGAACCCACATAATCAGGTTGTTTCGTCTATCCCACTTGGTGAACTGCCAGTACTTATCCTTATCATCGTCACCACCCAACATACTCATCAGGGCAGCGTTAACGATAGGAACCAGCACTCCACTCGCCAACCATGATGCAGTAACAGCCGTGAACTTGAATGGATGATGCTTAGCAAGAGCACCCAATGTCTGCAAACTCTGTACTGCTGGGTTGATGAAGAGATAGAGGTTTCTAATCATCTGCCAGCCATATTCGCCAGTACCCTTGCGGTTGAAGTTCAGGGTCACGTCCTTGGCATCATTCACAGCCTCATCAATAGAACGTCCATACTGAATAGATGTCATGTAAACCGCAAATCGGTTACTATCCTCGATTGCTCTGTTCAGGAACTCAATGCCATCCATGATGGTGTGCCCTACCTTTACTGGGTTCGTCTTCCATCTATCCAAATCCTTCAAGTCATTCTTGAATTTCTTCTTCAAGTCTTCCACATCAAGCGAAGAGACAAAGCCAGTCTCGCCACCATTCATCATGAAGTCATAGAACATCTGTTCCTTTGGAGTAGCGTTTCCGTTGTTTACCTTATCTCTCAACTTGCCGTTCTGATAGTCTCTCAGCATGAATCCGAGATTCCAAGAGGTAGCCAGATTCTTTCTGAGCAGATAGTTGTATCTTCCATCCTCACGAATAGCGGTAGATGCCAGCGTCATAGTCAGGTCTCGGAAGTAGTTGGAAGGGATGAAGAAAGGTGAAAGACTGGTATAGGCAGCAGCCATCTTTCTGCCCAACCAAGCAGCAGCCCTATCAAGTTTGCCGCTCTGAATCTCTCTTACTCGGTGTGCTCTGGTATTGTTCATCGCCTGAGCCAACTGAGGGTCACCATTCACGTAGATAACATATTCATCGCCATCCTTCATCACTCGCACCTCATGTTCTCTCTCCTCGCTGTGAGTCTGAGGATAGGCTATGTTCAATCCGTCTCTCTTCTGAGTAGCATCACCAGCCTGAGCCATCTGCTCCATCTTCTTCTCGAAAGCATCAATGGCAGCCTTCACCTGATTGCTATTCATCTGAGAAGTAATCTGAGGTGTAGCAGGAATCCACTCCTCGTTGCCGTTATCATCCACACTCTTCACATACCAAGCCTTGCTCAGGGTAAGAAGAGAGGTAGGATGATTCTGAGCCAAGAGCATCAGGTGTTGTTTCACCCAGTTCTTGTTGTTGAGCAGGATTCCACTCTCTGCCATGTTCTCGATGTATGCGATAGGGTCATCAGCGATAGAGGTTCGTCCGTGTGCCTTCTTCAAGGTCTGATTGAAAGCACCCTTGCCGCCACCGATATAGTCCCATACTTGGTCGGCAGTAGTGCCATCCCAGCCACGGAGAGGAATATAATGACTATACATATCTCGCACATACTGATAAGTATCTTTGCTCATCATGCCAGCCTTATAGCCATCACGGAGAATCTTCTTTGTAGCCGCATTCGTTGCATCCCAGAGGTTGTGAGTCTCGGTTACATACTTATCCTCAATATCCTTTACCAGTTTATGGGCAGTTTCCTCAAAGTCTGAGCCGTCAAAGAGAGCAGACAAACCTGAGTAATCGTAGGCAATACCATTCTTGTCGTAGCGATAGTCCATATAAGATGGAGAATATTTCACCCTTAGTGCATTGTCTCTCTGTCTCCAAGTAGTGAAGTCTACTCTGCCAAACTCTAGGTCGCTATCATTAATGATACGGTTCATATCGCCCTTGTAAGCCTTATACGCCGCACTTCTCTGAGCCACGTCCTCATAGTCAGCTTCCAACGACTTCTTGAAAGCCATCTGTGCGTCACGCTCCAAACCATGCTTAGCCATCATGTAGATACGGACATTATCATAGCTGTCACCCAGTATCTTCTTCATCTGATGATAAGCCTTTCTCAATGGCTGCAAGAACTCATTGTTGTACTCCTCAAACTCGTTCTTTCCCTTGCCATGACTGCGATTCTCGGCAGTATAGGCATCCTCAGCCATGTTCAGGCGGTCAACACCAACTTCCTTCATAATAGCTTCCTGAGCCTTGCGGATAGCCAGCATACTATCCTGGAAGGCGATACGTTTAAGCACAGAACCACGCTGCAACTCTCGGTTGAACTCTCCAAGGGCAGTATCATCACTTAGAAGATGCTGTTCGTAGGTTGGAGCAGTCTTCCAAAGAGCCATCTGCTTGCGGTACTCGTCCACTCTCCTCAGGAAGTCAACGGCACTCTCGCCAGCGTTTCGTTGTGGGATGGTTGGTCGCTGGGCATCCTTTGGCAGATTATTGTCCTTTTTCCACTGGCTCAGGTCATGCTCAAACTGGTCATAGCGCAAGGAGAACTTGGTGTTGCCTTCATCAGGAGTAGTTGGGCGCAAGGTGTTCTGCAAAAGAGGAGCAATCACATGTTCCGTCAACTGGGTAGGGATTCCGTTGCCGATGATGATATGGCTCAGGTTCTCGGAGAATGGCATCTTGTAATCATCGCTCACTCCTGATACTCTTGCGAGCACTCTTCCCATGGCACGATATACCTTACCATCAGGCATCACAATCACATCACCACTCTTCGTTCTGAGTGTTGGCAGCAGTTCATCAGCGAAGGCATGAGGAACCTTGCCGTCAGCATAGGCACTACCCATCACATACAATGGCTTGTCAATGTTTCTCCAGTCAATGCCATCAGCCTTCAAGCGAATATCCATCCAAGGAGCCACACCATTCTTCTTCTCTGTCAAGGTCGGGATAATATCAGCCACAGCTTCATACCATCCGCTCTTGCGTGCCATCTTCTCAGGCTTGGCAGGAAGTTTACCATCACGAACCGCACGGACAATCAATCTCTCTCGGTTTGTGTAGCCGCCATAGTCAGCAGCATTATACACATCTGCATCCCAAGTATAGCCGTTGGCATCCAGAGCATCGGTGATAGTCTTCATCGCTTCGGAATCCTTATATCCCTTCACGTTCTCAATGGTCACAACCTTTGGCTTAATAGCATTGATAAACTCGGCAGTACTAGCAGCAGTCTCCTTGTCAAGTTCCACCTCAGCATGGTTACTCTTTGCCTGAGAGTAGTTCTTGCAGACTGGGCTGGCATGGAAGTACTCCACCTCGCCATCTATCTGCTTAACCAACTCCTTAGGGTCAACATCACGAACATCAGCAGTAACGATGTGCTGCCCGAAATTGTTGCGATATACGCCGCTTATCTTCTCATCATACTCCACTGCCACCACTGGGTCGATGATACCCTTCAAGCCTTCCTCAACAAGACCGCCACCGCTAAAGTATGTTCCAGCCTTAATGAGAGTGCCATCCTTCAGGGAGAATTTAGGTTCCTCGCCAGCAATCTCTGCCTTGCGATTCTCGCCCAGAGCCTGAGCAATATGAATCATCTTCTTGTTAGCCATCTTCCAGCCGCTCGGCATATCCTCAATAGCAGTCTTGATAGCATCATCCACCTCATCAGGAGTGTTCAGACTCTTCAAATCCTCAGCCATATCTGCCGCCCCACTCTCCTTTCCGTCAGCCATATCACGGAGGGAGAAGGACACATCACCCACACCCAAGAAAATCTGGTCTTTACGAGCCACGTCCTCAGTAGATTCAGCGAGAGTTTTTCTTCTCTCCTCAGGAGTCATGTTCATTCTTTCCTGCACATTTCTTGCCTCCACCTCGCCAGCAAGTGACTTGTAGCTATTGAAATCATCATTCTTCATGTAGGCATCATAAAGACCTCTGTTCTTCTCTATGAGAGCCTTCGCCTCATCTTCCTTACCTTCTGCTCGTAGCTGCTTAATCTGTTTTGTGACCTCATTAAACCTCTTCTTGACTTCACCTCTAATAGTTGTAGGACTACCTCCAGTGGCAAATCCCTCAATACCTTGAATAGCATGCTGAATCTCGTGATTCAATATGTCATTCATATATTTCAACTCATCAGCATGAATGGTTATGGTGTTGGTTTTTGAATCATATTCACCATGTGAAGGCATATCGTTCATAATGGCATCCGTATCAATACGAACACCCTTCAACTGAGGATAAGCCTTAAATAATTCAGGTGCATCAATCACATCAAATAGTTTGCCGCCATTCCAGAGCATATCATCCTCGTAACGCTTAACGATGTGTCCACCGCCTACGTCCATCGTGTCCTTTATCTTGGCATCAGGCATTTCGTATCTCCACTTGCCATCAGCACCACGCTCCCAGCCAGTAGCCATCTTGATAGCCTTGGCATCCTTCTTCTTCTCTTCCATCTTGCGAGCCACGGAGAGATTATCCATACGAGCAGTTCGCTCCTCAGCCTTGTCAGCAGCAGCCGCACCACGCTCGCCAGCGAGAGAAAAACGGATATTGTCGCTACTATTGATAGCATCCATAGTAACCTTCTGTCTATCCTCAGCATTTCCACGCTCATAACTGCTCACATCAATGCCAGCCTTCTTCAAGGCATCCACCACATCGCTTGGAGTATCGCTAGGAACGATAGCCTTCTCAAACTCATCAAGTCCGTAAGGTCTCATAAACTTGGTTTCAAAATAGAACACCTTATAGTCTTTCTTGATTGTATCAAGCAACTTATTGTATCTATCCATCCACTCATCAGATACCTCAACATTATAAGCCTTCTTCAAATACTCCTTTTCATTTCCCTTATGGTCAGTAAGTTCAACCATACGAGAAACACCGCTATCATCAAACGCATATCTGTTATTAGAGCCAACACGGATTTCATCAGACAATTCCAAGAACTCCTTGGTAATCTTGTCTTTTATCTGATTATGTCTCTCATCGCCAAAAGGAATCAACTTATCCTTGGCATTCTTCATGGCAGCAAGCGTATTAACCTCAGGAGAGTTCTTTGCTATGAACACACCAAGTTCTGAGCCGAAGGCAGTATAGCCGCCAGCCACACCCTGTTTCTTCATGAGCTTCACAGCATTTTCTATAGTATTAGGGATATACTTAGGCTTACCGCTAGGTGTAGTGCCATTATAAAGCATTTCCTCAACACCATATTCCTCTGTCTTCTTATCCAGCCAAGATGGGAAATCATCAGATAACTTCTTATTATCCTCCACCTTCTTCTTTGCAGTCCCCATCGTGTCGTGAACATCTACCTTTCCATTCTTTCTGTTATTGCGAACCACATCATTCACGAAATCAGCAGCGATATAGAAGTTCTCCACGCCTTCAAGTTCTTCAAGACGTTTCTTCTTCAAAGCAACAAGCAAATGATTACCCTGCTTTTCTGCACTTGCGATACGAGCCTTCAATTTCTCACGTTGAGCATCTACGTCATTATCCTTGCCAGTAGCCTTATTCATCAGTTGAATCAGTTCTGCTACCTCTTTATCAGTATAATCTTTTTTATTGCCATTATCTGAGATACGCATCACCTCGTTGGTAATGTCGTTGTCATACTTGCCAGTCTGATAGATAGTTTCAGGATTCATGCCATTATCAAACAAGTAGTGCCAGTACAATCCGTCACGAACATCGCCACTTGACAAATATCCCTTCCAGCTTTCTCTTACATTGGAATAGATACCATTATCAACATCACCAAGTTTCACGTTCATGTCGGTATTGAAAGCCTTCTCGCCCTGCTTATTCATGATTCTCTCCACCTGAGGATAGGTAGGTGTCCAAGCATCAGCCGTGAAGGTTCCAGCATTCTTGCCTGTTCTCTTAGCCAGCTTCTCAGCCTTAGGAATCAGGGTAATCTCTCCATAATCAGAGTATATTCCGTTCTTGGAGTCAACAACACCCATAGAAGGAGCAGCAAAACCGCCCTGCTTGATAGCCTTTCTTAACTTGTCAACGCTGATGTTATGCATACCAAACATAGTTTTTTCGTCCTTCAATGAAAACTTTTCGCCATTTTCCTTGGCAGTTTCAGAAGAATTGTCTATCTTTGCAGCAGAACCTTCGGTTTGGGAGAGAGCGGTGTCACCTTCCAACGAAGTAGCGGCAGTGTCTGTCCTCTTGTCGCTTGCCGAAGTTTCCTTTTTAAATGCAGTCAACAACCAAGATTTTCTTTCTCCATCCCAAGTAAGACGAACACCAGCCTTATGGGTTTCGCTTTCCAAGTTTACACGATTCTTGCTGCTTGAAACAACACGCATATCATTCAGAATCTCCTGCAAGTTGTCAAGAACCTCAGGATGATACTTCACAAGTTTAGAAAGACCATAGCCATCACTATGTCCAGTTCCTTCATTGCCCCAAACCAAATCAATATCACCAATGTCCTTGTGATGAAGAGCACCAACAGCTTCTCCACCACGAACCTTCTTCAAGAACTCGATTGCAGCCTTGGCATTACCACGGAACTGATTGTATATATTTCCGAAAGCACCAACACCTACTGGCTTTATATCCTTCAACGAGAACTTTACTTTAGCATAGTCTGCAAATGGCTTTAGCTTACGTTTGCTCGTATCAAGCCACTTGTCGAACTCATCCTTACTTACTCCAGTAATATTTCCAAGACCCTGCCAACCCTTGCTATAGTTGGCGAGATAAGCCTTTTTGGCATCATCCATGGAGTCATAGCCATACATCACCTTATGCTCGTCAAACGAGCCATCAGGATTCACTTGGTCAACGACAAACACATCACCATTCCAATTATCAAGGTCTGCTTTGTCATTGATAAACATATCCAAATGGTCACCATCCTTGCCAAACTTTCCACGGATATAGCCATAGGTATCGTGCATAGTAACTTTCCATTCTTTACCATCGGCATCCTTGCCTGAGCGAGTTGAACCCTTTGGATTTTCTATAGTGTAATCGTAGCCACCGAACTTGATGTGTCCCTTCTTGTAGTTGCCACTCTCTTTCTGTGCATCAGATGGATTGGTTTCTGTTTCTTCAATAGCGGACTTCAAACGGAGAGAGAACTTGGTGTGCTCTGTGATTTTCATATCCTCAGGCTTGAAGATAACATAGTTGGTATCGCCTTCCTCAGCACCACCAAAGTTACGACCAGCCTTATACTTGATACCAGTATAGCCAAGAGAAGCGAGAAGTTTGCTTGCTGCCTTATCATCATTGAAGGCTGCATCATCCTTAACACTTCTCATTGAGATAGTCTTATAGAAGTTATCAAAGGTTCTATCCTTCTTCAAGTCCTTAATATCGTAGCTACGCAAAGAAGGTAGTGCTTTAGCTACCTTATCTATCAGTTCATCAGTTATAGGAGCATCCCAATCCAGATAGTTGTTTCCATTATCATCAGGTATATCCACCTCATAGAGATTTCCCTTATACTTTTTAACACGGATATTTCTAGGAGCAAGTATGAGTTCTGCTGCATCTACTTTGTTCTGATAACCACTCCTTATACTACCATAAGTACCTTTAAGAAGGTCTTTAAAATAAGCGTAATCGCCTTTTCGCAATATGCTTTTAGCTTCTGATACACCATATTTTTCAAGATTATACAAGAAATCATCAAGAATATTTGAGTTATCTCTACCTACCTTATCCAACAAAACAGAGCGCAAATCATCCTCAGACATTTCCTTACCATTATAGACGTAAGTAGGCTTTTTACGTGTAAGCTCTACATAGCTTTTTCCTATCTCTTCCGATGAAGTAACATAGCCGCCCCAACCGAATGCTTGTGAGCCAGCACCCTCGCCCATGTGGTCGAAGTCAAACTCGGTGAAGTCAGCACCGCTACCATGATAAACCTTCAGCGAGAACTTAGGAGCATCAGCTATCTCCTGATTGATGCTGTTCACAACATCATCAGTAACAATATCGCCCTCCTGAATCTGCTGAGGTTCACGACCAGCGTTCTTCACAAGTTCCGCTTGCTCTGCTCTGGTCAAGATACGGTTCACCTTCATCGCACCAGTAATCACCCAAGGGTCAGTTTCAGGGTTCGGGTTGGTACGATACATATAATATCCATCAGTAGGCAGATGTTTCAAGCCAGCGAGAGAATGCTGATACTTGCCCGATGGATTGATACCCTCTTGGCGAGCTTCCTCCTGATAATCTACATCAGCAGCATACTCCACCTCAGCGAAAACGAAGTTCTTTGGGAAAAGAGTCTTGTTTCCATCAGCATCCTTGCGGTTGAACTGGATAGCGTAAGGCACTACACCAAGATGCCAGCCTGGTCTATAGGCTAACTTACCGCTACCGCCTTGTGTTCCCTTGCCACCCTGCTTAACCTGAGGTCTGCCAGTCTTGCTTTCTCCTGCAATAGGAGCCGCATCAGCATCGAGCCATACACCAACTGGAGTAGCAGCACCATCAGGGTTCGCTACCATTGGTGGATAGAGTTTGCCATCCTTCAACACGAACACCTTGTAGCCGACTCCCTTCTTCTTAGGCTCAGGCTTTTGACGGAGAGAGAACGAAACATCTTCGCCAGTCTCAGAGTTTGTCACCTGACCATTGGCAGTCTTCACGTAGGCTTGTTCGATGGAGCGAAGAATCAGATTCATATCATCAGAAAACTCCGTTCCATGAAGAGCCATCAAGAATCTATTGACAATCTCATGCAATCTTGCAAGCAAAGGATGAGACATTTTGAGCAAGAGAGTATGAGCATAGTTTGCGTCTCTTATCCAACTACCCAACTGGTCAGCGACAACCTCTTCCTCATAGGCAGTTCTACCACCATTGTAGAATACGTTGTTTTCATTGTACAAAGAGGTTATTCTGTCTGTTTCCTTATTGAAAGCATCCTCTCCCATCATATCCTTTACAAGGGTCTTTAACTCATCATAAGCAGCAGGATTCTTTGTTCTCATTTCGTGAGTCATTTCGTGACCGAAAATAAACTGAACACCTTCTGTAATGGAAGAATCCAATGTTAGATATATTGTATTGGTCTTATCATCAAACCATCCGTTTGCATTCTTATCTGAATACTGCCATTGAACATTAGCACCCATCATCTTTGCTAACTTCTCTAAGGTCTTGCGAGTCTTCTCGCCCACGATATTGTCAACGACCTTCATATCATCCACCTTATTCTTCTCTACGTCAGCAGCACGCTCGGCAGTTGTCTGCTGCTTGCCATTCTCCTTGGCAGAGAAAGGAAGGTCAGATTCATCACGCTGTGCGCCTAAAGGAGCTTCATCTGTAGCATCCTCAGGAACATTTATATTATCATTTATATTGTCATTTTTCTGCTCATTATCCGTTTCATTAGACAAATCATTAGATTCATTATCCGATTCATTATCCAACTTCGCCTCTGACTTCGCCTTCAACTCAGCCTTTTCATCCGACTTCGCCTTCAACTCGGCCTCTGGCTCAGCCTTGTGCTGCTCAGCATAGGCTGCATTCTCCTGAGCACGTTTCTGCTCTTCAAGTATGTTCTCTGCCTGAGCAATGCGAATATTTTCAACAAAATTTCTAGCTTCCGATGCCTTGAAACCGCTATTGAGCACACCGATAAGTGCGTTGCGAATATCCTGAGTATCGAGTGATTCAAGGTTAGATGGAAGATTCTCCCATAGACTATGAACGAGCGCATCAATCGTAGTTCCCTTGCCATCAGCAGCGAGCAACTGAGTCTTGGCAAAGTCTTCTCTGCTCAATCCAGTCTCTTGCTTAACACCCTTGCTTGTTTCTGTTCCCTCATAGTTGAGAGAATGAGCACCGAGGTTGCTAGCCACATACTCCTCAGCAGTAAGCGGAATGGTATCAGTAACGTCAATGCCAGTACCATCATACAGACGATGAAGGAGATAGCCGATGGTATCTCTGTAGAGTTGTGATACAGCCTCAGCATCATCCTTCACAGCACTCTTCAAACGAGCGAACTTTCTTCTTGCCTTCTCAATGAGTTCCTTTCTACCCTCAGCAGTATCTTCCACCTTGGCAAGTTGTCGCTCATTATAAGCATCACGGATAGCTATAGCAGAGTCATAAGCCGCCTGAGCATCAGCAATAGCCTTCTCCTTGGCATCCTTAGCAGCCTTCTGTTCCACGAAAGTCTTACCCTTCACGGTCATGTTACTAGCCTTGTCGAGTGCCTTCTTTGCGTCAGACACATATCCAGATACGATACTATCTGCATCCTCACCAAACTGAGAGTCATACAACTCAGCAGTCTGTTCAGCAGTCAGCTTCGAGAAGTCAGGATTGCCATCCTCCAGCATAGGCACGATGGTTCCATCTTCAAGGGTAATGGCAGGAGCAACAGGAGTCTGTTCTGTTGCAGGAGTCTCCTCAGCAGGAGCAGCAGTCTCGCCATCTATTGTCGGAGTTTCCACCTCTATCTCACCTCTATTCTCTCCACTATTATCCTCTATCATTGAGGATTCAGGCATAGCTTGTTTATATTCATCGAGCGACATAGAAGAGATTGTAGCCACATCTTCTTTGTTCACAGCATGAGGAACAATAGTACCATCATTCTTCAACTCAACCACCTTAGCCTTGGCACCAGCATCACGGATGAGGAATAACTTAGAGTCAGGATATTTGGTATTACCATCCTTGTCTAGCACATCAACGAGCACCACGTTACCATTATCATTGAGAATCTGATTAAAGTCAAACGAAGGTTGAGTCTCTTCTGTCTCCTGATTCTGCTGGGCAGCACGTTCTTTCTCCATCTGTTCACGCTCAGCCTTGGCAGCTTCCAGTCTTTTCTGGTCTTCCAAGTCTTTCATCTGCTGCAAGTCTGCAAGCGAATAAGGATTCTCCACCACATTACCATCTATAGAGATAGCAGCAGTACCATCACCATAGTCAGCCAACACCTCATAGGTATGTTCTGTACCATCAGTATCAGTCACATTGAACTGGGAGCCTACTTCAACGGTTCCATCAATGATGCCAGCCACTTCCTTGATAGCATTCTCTTTAGCATCAGATACCGCCTGAGCCTTCACATCATCAGCAGGAAGTTCTTCACCCAGTTCAGCGAACATCAACGCATCAGCATGTTCTACACTATTCGTTGTCGGGTCATAGTAGAGAATCATATCATCGCTATTGCTTACATCAATGGAGCCATCATCATGAGTAGCAACGTTACCACTAATAATGTACACACCATAGTCTTCCAAGCCACCTGATGCTTTGATAGTAGCGTTACGGACAGAGCCACGACTCTGGTCTGTATACATATCCACTCTCTGTTCTGCCTGATGTGCAGCGAGGTCAACCTTATCTTGTGCATCATCAACCACACCTTGGTATCGGGCAGAAGACAACTGGTAGTCATAGATAGCTTGGTCAAGTTTATCATCCTGACCAGTCAGGGATTCCAGTTCTTCATCACTCATGGCAGATAGCTGCTGTTCAGAGATACCCAATGCTGCTGCAAGAGTCTTCATCTGGTCTTCCTGCTGAATCTGAATATCATGCTTATCTGCATCATCAGCATCATGCCCATCAGAATAAGCGTTGTCAATATCTGCCTGATGCTGCTCCTCAGGTGTTGTTGGTTCGTTGGTAATCTCCTTGGCATTCATTTCAGCAGTCTTGGCAATATTGTAGCCACGCATCTTCATCAGGTTGACACCATAGTTAACAGCAGCATTAATCTGTTCCTTGGTCATGATATCTCTCTGTCTGAGAATATCAGCCAGCACACTACCCATCTGCTCATTAGTTGCGTTGTCTATCTTATCCTTGATGTCTGCCCAGTTATCGCCCATAAGGTTCTGTGCATCACTATCAGCCACGTTCACCTTGTTGCGGAATCGGTAGTACTGAGCACGATTGTAGATACCTTTTACTGGTCGGGAGCCAGCACCCATCGCATACATAGAACCGACCGAGATAGCCATACCACCAATGATGTCGAGTTGCTGCTTAGCATCAAGAAGGTCGCTCACCTTACCTTCACCATCCAGCAAGGCATGAAGAGGAATACCAATTTCCTCCTCCATCACTTCCTCAGCGAAACCATTGATACCGAACTTCTCCATCCACTTCTTGGAATTGGTATACCATCCGCTCTTGCCGATATTCTTGAAGAACTCAGCAGAAGCATTCATACCATGTTTCTCCATGAAGTTGACAGCACCCTTCTTGATACCATAGTTGTGACCGAAGAGTTTTTCAGTATAGTTCTCTACCATAGCAGAGGTCATACCCTTATAGAGAGCAGTACCAATAGACACACCACCCTCATGCAGGAGATTTCCGTTCTCATCGAAAGTGCCAAACTTATAATCACCATTCTCATCCTGATACAGATTACCAAGATGTCGCTGCATGATGTCAGCACCAGTCTTCAACGCTTGCTCAGTTCCTGCCATCGCATATGAGCCGATAACATCGCCAGCCACGATACCAGTGTTCTTCAAGATGGCAGCACCCACCTTGCCCATGCCACGCTTAGCAGCAATCTTCAAGGCTCCACGACTGATGCCCTTGGTAATACCACCATAACCGCCAGTCAGGAAGAAGTCAGCCATAAATGGGAGACTCTGCCCTGCAATCTTCGTCCAACGATAGACGTTCCCCATCTTCTCGTCTTCGAGAGCCGCAGCAGCATCCGCACCCAGTTTACTCTTCAGGAGCATCTTATCAGAACCAGAGAGAGGAATGTTGTTATCCATCTTTGTCTTGATACGCTCCATCTGCCCCATGGTAGCGAAGTCAGTCAGACCGAAATCCCAAGTCTTGGCAGTAAAGGCAGTATTGTCAAGAGCCTTCAAGGCATCCTCACCCCAGCTACTTGTAGGATATTGTTTCACCGCTTCAAGCGCACCAATTTGCTGCTTGACCAGAGCGAGGGAGGTTGCCAACTTATTGCTATAGTCACTCTGCTCAGCAGTTCTTCCGTTACTTGCACCAATACTAGCACCATAAGAGAGCAGAGGATTGCCATGCAGACGATGGTCTTCCGCTATAGCAGCTTCAATCTCCTTCTTTCGGGCATAGGCATCAGCCAGTTTCTTATCAAACTGCTTTTGAGCACCCTCCTCAGTAAGGTAGGTTCCATTCTTGCCGATGTTCTCCTGCAAGTCATAGTTACCATTCTTGTCACGAACATCAAAGGCAGATGGAATCTCGCCAGTATCTACCGCAACCTGATAGGCATCGTTCTGCTTGTCAAGAATAGCTTGCATCTGCTCAGCTTCAGGAAGAGAATAAACATTCTCATTGTCCGAGGTAACGTATGCGCCAGTCTTGCCAGTCTCAGGATTGTAAGCGAAATCATCCTTCACCACATTGTTTGCATCACCACCATAAGGAGTCTGATGTGTACCCAAGTTAACAAGACCGAAATCCTTCTGCTGTTTCTGCTTGCGTTGTTTCAGTCTGTTGTATCTTCCAGCATTGTTCATTGTCTGCAGAGCACTAGCCGAGATAGCTGCTGCCCCAGCAGAGAAACGAGCACGGTCAGCAGCACTCATAGGAACACTACCGCCTTTTGCTCTTGATGAAGTCCTGCTTCGAGGTTCAAAAAGTGCAGAGTAAAAACGCTCATAAGTTGATGGAACATCAAAGTTCTGAGCCTTCAAGTTCTCATAGATAGCGTGTCTGTTATCCGCACTGCCCTTTCCGTCTCTTGTCAGAGCACTCTCAAACTTATTGTAATCATCAGGCACATCATAGTTCTGTGCTTTCAGATTCTTGTATAAAGTGTATAATGGTCTTTCTGCCATGATATATATATTTGTTTGTTACCAAATTCTTGTTACCAATTCTGTTACCATTTTACGCCAGTCTTCTTCTTGCCACCAGCCGAAGAACCGCCAGCCTTATGTGTTGTATGCTTGCCGCCACCAGATGATTTACCACCTCCAGCAGAACTACTTCTTCCTTTCAATCTATCCATGATGTATCTCACGTTAGTTTGAGTAACATTCTTGATTCTCAACTTTCTTTTAAGTTCATTAATCTTCTTCTGCCCCTCAGGAGTGTCCATCATGTCGTAATACTCATACCAATATCCAGCAGTAGTTTTGTTGCCGCCCGAAGATTTCTGAGCCTTATTAGAAATTCGTCCTTCTCGCAGTCTAGCAAGTGCATCCTGAGCAGCCCAATGACTAATCTGACCATCAGCAAGCATCTTCTTAATCTTCAACTGATTATCTTTATACTCGGCATCATTGGTATATTTCAACTCACTAAGGTCAAGTCTTCTGTTACCTTGGTCAATTCTCTGCTGCCCTTGGTCATTCTTCACCTTGTTGATTTCGTTCTGCATATCGTGATACCTCATCTGCTCAGCAAGAGTCAGGTTATTCTTCCGAGCTTCCTCATCAAGAGCGAGTGCCCTCTGATACCCAGCCAGCCATGATGCCCGATTCTTCTCTCTCTGAGCATCCATATAAGCCTTGCGTTTATTCACCGCCTTAGTCATATCCGACTCAGGATTGTGTACCACTTTAGCACCATTCATAGCAAAGAAGATATTGGCGAGCGCACGAAGACCATCACCAGTAGCAGCGATACGAGCCTTGGTACGCTCCTTCTTCTCTCTGTTCGCCCTCTGCTCAGCAGTCTCATTCAGTTCAGGATTCAGCATCTTATACATATCAGCATAAGACAACTGCTTAGGCAGAGGTTTCGACTCCTCCTTCTTCACGATAGGGACAGATGGTTTATCCTCCTCATCATTTGGCGCACCCTGATTCACATCTACACCATTGGCGATAGCTTGCTGAGTAGCGATAGTCTTCTCTCTAGCCGCCTTCATCGTAGGTGTTTCATTCTGAGGAGTAGCAGCATTCATCTGGTCAACCTTCTTGCCAGCCGCATCAAGTTGCTGCTGGGTGAAGGCTGGAGCCTGAGTCTGTGCCACCTTCTGTGCGGCATCCACACCACTCTGCTGCTTGTTGATAACACTCTGTGTAGTCTTCAAGCCATTATTGTTTCGTAACATATCTGATGCTTTCATAGTCTATGCTTTAATCTTCTTTGGCGCATTGTCACCAATCATATTGTTCAAATCATTCGCTACTTGCTGCTGGGTAGGAGCCGCACCCACCTTGGCATTCAACTTAGCCATATCTGCATCGGTAGGCTGTACCACGTCAGGACGAGCCACCTTACTCTTATCAGCACCACTATCAAGCGTTGCAGCGATATTGGCAGCAGTACCAGCCACGCCTGCCACCGCATTGGCAGTATCAGCAGCCTTCTCAGCTTCCATGCCCATCTGTTGGTTCTGCAACTGGTTCTTTCTGTTCATATACTGCTGTTCGATGTTATCCTTTCGGGCATCATTTGCAGCTACAATCTGTGAGGTAGTATCAGCAAGAGTCTTGTTGTTCGCCTCCTTTACCGCAGTAGTAGAATCTTCCGTACCGCCCATTACCGCTTGTCTACCCTTGGCAGCCTTGTTTCTGTTCTTAATCTGCTCCTGCATCTGTGTGAGCAAGCGCACGGTATCAGCACGCTTGGTCGGGTCGGCATTGTATGTTCTGTCATACCATGCCTGATTTTCTCTCTGTTGCTGGGCAATCATCTGCTCCTGCTTACGTCTCGCCTTGCGGTTAGCTATACCGCCAGCAATACTGCTTGCAAGCCCAAGCCCAGCACCTATTAATGCACCTATCATATATATGAAAATTTAATTATTAATAATGGTACAAAGATACAGATACCATCCGAGATTCGTATTTTATCCGTTTATTTAGGTGGTAAGTTAACGGATAAAGTTTCCGTTTGCCAACAAATTACTATCTTTGCACCAAAATAGTTAAAACAATGGCAGCAGATAGAAACACAAAAGGTCAGTTCGAGAAAGGTCGGGCAAAGACTGGAGGTAAACAGAAAGGTTACGAGTCTCCTATCACAAAGGAGTTTCGTGAGCTGTGTGCCGACTTTTCTAGAGAGGCTTGGGAAGACTTCATGGCTGCATGGTATAAGTGTGAGCCGAAGGACAAGGTATCAACTTTCATCAAGATACTAGAGTTTAACTGCCCTAAGCTACAGACCGTCACTCTTGACGATAAGCGTGAGGTTCACAATGCCCTCACCGAGAAGTTGAGACAGATGTCGGAAGAGGAAGGATAATATTAAAATCTTCATAATATAAATTTTAAATAATTAGAAAACGATTTGTTTTTTTCATAGGTTTTTGGTTTATAGGTTTTAAGATTGTTAGGATAACGAAATAGGGAATGCGTGAGCACTCCCTATTCTTTTTTCCAATTCTTTCCGATTGTTTCCAAATTGGAAAGAGTCACTATCAGCGACCGCCTCTGACTCTTCTATCCCCAGCCATATCCGTCTGCAACCCACAGAGCCAGTTCTTATGCTTTGTATACAGAGTATTCCATATCATTCTAATCATTGTCTTTATCTCCAATAAAGTTCACGATGCTCCTTCTTCAACAAATCCCCAGTTCTACACCACCAGTCATTCGGACTCGCTTTAAGATACTCCTCAAACTCATGGCAGTTCTCTTCGTGAGTAAGATGAGGATGAGAAGTAGGCTTGAACTGATGCACACACAGCAAGTCTGCATGATTGCCGCCATAAATTCTTGGTGGCATAACATCTTTCGCCTGATGCCATACCTTGTTGAGGTCAATGAGGTAAGCCCCATCCAGTTCCTTCAGGACATTATCAATCTTACCCAGCACACGATTCAGGACTTCTGCCCTATCCGTTCCACCCTTAGCAATTAACCACTGGGCATCACTCAGGGCACTTCTAATCAACATATCAAGTTCCATAAGCCAAAATTTTAATGTCTTTTCGATTTCTCGATGTTATATTGTTCACAAATGTCGCAATATGCGCCATAAGCCAAGTTATCAACCATTTCGTTGTACTTGTCACCATTGTGACCTTTCACCCAGTGAAAACGAACTCCTGCCAAATGAGCAGAGCATTTCTTGTACAACTCATAGAGGTCAGGATTCTTCATTGGTGGAGTACTCTTCCCCAACACAAGTATGCAGTACTGGCTATCCGTATAAATATCAAGATAAGCACCATCTGGACAAGACTTAGCTGCACTAATGATAGCAAGCAATTCCATACGATTGTTTGTTGTCTGTAGTCTGCCATGATTCTTCATCTTGACAATCTCTCCATCCTTCAATACGATGTAAGCAGAACCTCCTGCCTTATACTTGGAATGGTTGTCACAACTTCCATCCGTATAAGCCACATAGTTCATGCCATTATCAGGAAATGGCTCAACTGGGTCGAAATTTTCCGACTTTTCAGCCAATTTTTCTCTGATTGCTCTAGAGAATTTACCTTTAGCGTTGAACACACCAAAGTTAGCATCTGTGAGAATCATCCAGTTTACTGGTTCCACTCCATTTGCCTTCTTCCACTTCCTTTCATCAAGATAATCATAAAGACTCTTGATGTACTCATCTGTTCCATAGTTCTTCGATATACAATATCTCTTGAACTTCTCATAAGTAGGTTTATCCATAACTAATTGTTTATTATATATTTTCTTTCTTTCAATGTAGGTTACCAAAACAAACATCTAAGCAATTAACAGAAAAATCCGTCAGGGATTCCTCCAATACTCATGTCTCTCTGAATAACCTTTTCACTCTGCTTGCCATAGATAAGATGCCTGAATCCATCGGTCACCGCCCTATTAGCGATAGAGTAAGTACAAGCAAGGACTACAAATCCAAGAGTGCCGACAATAAAGTCTGCCTTGGGTTTTCTCGTTTTCAACAAAGTTCTCTTCGTTTCTTCCTCATTCCTGATGTCAAAGGAATGTTTCTCGGCAAGAGTAGAATTAATCTTACCACTGGCAATAAGTCTTTTCTTTATTCTCGAAACAGAACTACTACTTGTATTGAGAGCCTTCTGAAATTGCTTTATTGTGATAGCTTTACCTTTGGCACCGACCTTTTCACCCTCAGGTGCTTTCATGCAACAGTCCTTATGCTCGGCAGCACAAATCTGAAATTCAAAAAGTTTCTCGTTTATAAGATTGAATAATTCCTTCAAGGTATAATCTTTTACCTCAAACTTACATACCATAGCACCACGATACTCACGACCCTTTCGAGTCCACTTTATCGTATTGTCACGGAACGAAGAGACAATAACCTTGTTTCCGTCTACCGAAAACAAAGCATCATCTTTCATGTCTTGAATAAGTCTTTCTGCTTTTGGTTTACCAATATGTAATCCTTTCCTCAATTTGTATTCCGTAACATTCCACATTACAGAATTGCTATGCTGCATCTTTATCCAAATAGCAACAGCAAGAAGTTCCTTCATGCTCTTACTTGAAGAGTATGCTTTCAAAAGTTCTATGGTTACATTTATATACTGCATAACATAAAAAAGAGTCCCAAAGTCTTGGTTGCAGCAAGAACTAAGGGACTCATATCTTGTAGGCTTACGCCTTGAAAGGAGGACTACTTTATCCAGCCAATCTGCAACATTGACGATGCAAAGATAGAAGCAATTTTTGAAATTACCAAATGTGAAAAAATATGTAATTCGTTAATCTGTAAGATATTCAGATTTTAGGTATACGCTTGGTGTGCAGTAGGTATACAAATGATTACAAAGTTAAAGTAGGTTAAAGTATATTGGGTATTCAAGTTTATTTTGTTACCTTTGTGGCAAGCAAAACAAACGATTTAGTTTCTTTAACTCTTTTATGTTACTATTTTGTTACCCACTAAAAATAGACCATTTCTAATAGTATTGGTTATCAATTGGTTACAAAGCTCAAATAAGCATTCATAATGTTTTTGTATAATATGAGAAGGAGTGCTTGTGAAAGTACTCCTTTT